AGTCCAGCTTTAAATTTGCATCTGAACTTGCAGATATCAAAGCAAATTTGACTCGTGATCTTGGTACCTTTGATGCAACCAATGCTGAACACTTGAAGAAATTGTATGATCGAATCACTTCACGTGGCGGTAATTACACCAATATAATTGGTCGTCTTATTAACCAAAAAGCATCTGGCTTACAAATTACTTCATTGGATCAGTTGATTACTGAAATCAATCCTGCTGCAGTTCAACAAGTTGATCGTATCACTTCATGGATTTTTACATGGCCATTCGTGATTGTTCATACAGCTTTTGTTGACCTGTTAATCAAATTGGGTAAACATGTTGCTAAGTTCTTTGATGCAATCTTTGGTAAACTTACCCGTGCGATTGTGGCTAATGGCTTGAAATGAAAACCCAGTTAAAAGATCGGGTTCTTTGGTATGATGGAATAAGTGAGGTTGATCCCTTGCTTATTTCTGAATTCCTTTTATCGGGTGTTGCCATCGATAAGATAGCAATTACCCATACAAATCCTGATGTCGAAAAATATAATTCAATGGCTGATGATCCTATTGTTATAGGTAAAGAAGCTAATGGGCGAATTCGTCATCAGTATCAGATACCAGTTAGATATCAAACTACTGATATTGCACTATATAGTTTGGATAAAATTGGAGACATGATTAAACATGATCCAACTTTTACGGAAGAACTACGACGAATTTATGTGGCTAGGGTTGAAGCGGAACTTGCTGAGATTAAGAAGAATAATACAGAATATCTATTCAAGACTATCATTTACATCGTCGATAAATTAAAAGAAACAAACACTGTATGGGGAGTCGGTCGAGGATCTTCTTGTGCTTCCCTTATCCTATATTTGATCGGTATCCATAAAGTAAACCCGATCAAATATAACATTCCAATGACCGAATTTTTCCATGATTAAGGAACTTAAATGAGTTTTTCTACTATTGTTATTATTGTTTTATTACTAATTATCTGGACTATTTGCAGTGTTTTGTATTTGTTGACAGATGTGTTTTCAACGAAGCGTAGGAATAGAGTGGTATGTTTCTTTATAAGTATTCCAACAATTATTATAAGTAAGCTTTTCCTGAAGAAATAAAAATACTCTCCGAAAATAAACTATAAATAACATAGTATTTATTAATAAATGACCTTTTTCGGAGAATTCTTAAATGGCAAAAACAGCACGAAGTGCCCGCGGTACAATAGTGGATTTTGATTTACTTGCAATTAAACAACATCTCACCTCTAAACCAATCTCTGTAAGTGTTAATCAGCGCAGAAAGTTTATTGATGAGCGTGATGGTGGTAAATCACAAGTTAACTATATTACTACGCCAGCCCCATTACCAGCAGCTCTTTCGATTGCAGTTGAATCCGCAGCAATATCAGCAGCAACTACTGATACACCTGCACCAACTACAGATAGCAAAAAAGCTACTAAGTAATTAAACAACTAAATTTTGGAGAATTAATTATGGTTTTTAAACCAGTCAAGGACGCTTTTTTATTTGAATTTTGTAGTGATACTGCAGGTGGACAGTTTATTGAAAAGAATAAAGGTTCCATCATTTTAACTAACCAGGATATGTCACATCAAGCTGACCGTGCTCGTTGGGTTAAAGTTCTGGCAGTAGGCAAAGATATCAAGGATTTTGCTCCTGGTAATATTGTTTTAGTTGAAGCTTTAAAATGGACAACCGTTGTTAAACATAAAGAACACACATTTTGGAAATCCGATGCTGCTAAAGTTATTGCAGTTGCTGATGATGAAAGTGTAACCTACGATTACGTATGATTTCAATCTACTTACTTCTCGCTATAATTTGGCTTCATGTCCTTGCTGATTTTGTACTACAATCAGATAAAATGGCCCGAGGCAAAAGTAAATCCAATGGGTGGCTTTTCACCCATGTCTCTACCTACAGCTTACCATTCCTTGTTTTCTTTGGATGGAAATATGCTCTAGCAAATTTTACTGCTCATATAATAACAGACTATATCTCATCAAGAATTACGTCACATCTTTGGCAAAAGAATGAAGTGCACTGGTTCTTTGTGGTGATTGGTATAGATCAAGCCCTTCATATGACAGCTCTTATTTTAACTATTCCTTTGATTGGCCCATAATGTTTTTTATAATTTTAATGCTTTTAACTGCGTTAGGAATCGAAAGTATAGGAACTTTTGTTTCTGTTATCGGTTTGTCTGCCCTCTTTGCATCTGATCCTGTTATCATTGCTTTAGCGGTAGCACTAGATGTTGGTAAATTAGTTACCGTTTCCTTTACTTATAAGTACTGGAAAGAGGTTGGTATCACTATGAAAGTGTATATGGTGGCAGCTTGTATTGTCCTTATGACTATTACATCAGCTGGTGCTTTTGGTTATTTGTCTGGATCATTTCAGAAAGCAATCTCTGGAACAAACCAAGATACTGTTATCCTTGATGCAACATCAGCAGAACAAACAAAACTTCAAAAACGTAAAGAAGAAATTGATGCCCAGATTGCTAAACTTCCAGATAATAATGTAAGAGGTAGAACATCATTAATGCGACAGTTTGGTCCTGAGGTTGGCCGCATTAATAAGCGTCTTGAAGAAATTGATAAACAACTTCCAGCATTAAAAGTTGCATCACTTAAAAAAGATGTTGAAGTGGGCCCGATTATTTACATTGCCAAAGTATTTAACACAGATACAGAACATGCAGTTGTTTGGGTTATATTTACTTTAATATTTGTATTTGATCCACTTGCTGTTGCATCACTTATCAATGCTAACTTTTTGATTGCCCGCCGACAAAGAATTAAAGCCGAGAAAGCTTTTAAGGCATTAGAAGTTGGTAAAGTAGGTCAGGTTTTAAAAGTTGATCCAGAAACTAAAGATGTTCATTGGGTTAATCCAGAACCAGTTGAAATGGGTTGGCCATTGGCTGAAGAACAAGTTGTTGAAGAACCTAAAGAGGTTATTTCAGCAGTAGTTCCTAAATGGCATGATGAATACTTACAAAAACGATGGGGTGATCTTTATGAGACCCAAGAAGATTTTGAATTGAGTATGCAAAATATGGCTGCAGAAGTTGAAGCTATTAAAGAAGCTGAACAGGTGGCTGCTGAAAAGAAATTAAAGCATGAAAATATTCTGGCACATTTAACACCTGAACCTGCTCCCGAGGTAGTTCCTGTTGTTGAAACAACGATGAATGAACCTGAAATTATTGCTCCAGTGGTTGAAGAAGTTATTCCTACAGAACAACCAAAATTGGAAAAAATGTTAGATCAGGTTAGGGAATCATTTGAGCCAAGACCTGAGTCATTCAACACTAAAGAATTTCTTTTGAAACCATATGATGGTGATACTAAACGATTTGGTAATTTAAATTATGCTATCTTACCTGAAGATGAAACTAAAACTTCAGAAGATCCTGAACCAATTGTTATGGCCGAAGAAATAATGAAATCCCCAGCTTGGGATGTTGATATGACCAAAACAATGAAGGAACAACAAGCAATTGATGTTATTACTTTAAAGCAATTAACTTCAAAACCAACTCCAACAGTTAGTTTAAGCAGTGATACTTCTGATGTGATACCTCAAACATCACTTAACTTAGTTAGTGACAAATCTGATGTGATTTTAGATGCTGATGATACCACATTATTAAAATCATTACATAATGTATATACAGCAGATAGTCCACCAAATTAAACTGTAAAAGTAATTCCCCAAAAGCCTTTAGTATGATATAATGTATTTACTAAAGGCTTTATTATTTTTAATGGGATAAAATGAAAACTTCAATTTGGGTAGAAAAATACCGTCCGAAACATATTTCTGATGTTATTTTTCAAGATGAAAGACAGCAACAATCATTCAATAATTTTCTAAAAGATGGTGACATTCCCCATCTACTATTATCAGGTATTCGTGGAACAGGTAAGAGTACAATCTCTAAAGCTCTTGTTCGAGAACTTGGTATTGAACGTACTGATATATTAAAGATCAACTGTTCCAAAGATAAAATTGATGCAATGCGAAATTCAGTTGATTCCTTTGCAAATACAATGCCACTCGGTAAATTCAAGATAGTTCAATTAGAAGAATTTGATTACCTTTCCTTAGATGGTCAAGCTCTACTTCGTAGTGTTATTGAAGACTCATCATCAACCTGTCGCTTTATTGCCACCTGTAACTATGAAAATAAAGTAATGCCAGAGTTGAAATCCAGGTTTCAACAGCACTATTTTAAATCACCTAACAAAGATGATATTGCCGGTCGCATGATTGACATCCTGGAAAAGGAAGAAGTCACTTATGAAGCAGAAGACTTACTGACATATATTGATGTTGGCTATCCAGATATTCGTAAGACTATCCAGTTGCTTCAACAGAATACTCAAAACAAGGTTCTACTCAATCCACGGAATGCCACAGCAGAAACTGCTGAATGGAAATTTGGATTGCTTGATGCTATTACCAAAGGTCAATGGGCACAAGCTCGTAAAATGGTATGTAATTCAGCCACCCGTGAAGAACATGAAGAAGTTTATACATTCCTGTATAATAACATCGAAAAGTCAAGCCTGAAGGATACTGATTCAGCCATCCTTACTATTGGTGACTATATGGTCAAGCATGCCCTTTCTTCAAACACTGAACTCAATCTTGCAGCATGTTTCATATCCTTAGGAAGAATTTCATGATAGATTTAAAGAATCAAAGTTGGCAAAACAATTTACCAAATACTGACGAAATTAAAAAAGTCCTTCAATCTGCTGGTATTACTTATATTAGATTTCAGCAAGTTGTTGGCGAAGAATATCTCATTGTAAAATTTCATCCTGCTATGGATGAAATTGATGCTTATGGTGTTGATAGATTAAATGAAAAGCTTCAAGATATTTGGGATAATGTACATATAAGAATTGATTATCCTTATAATAAATTTAATGAGTTTAGAATTACTATTCCGTTAAAAGAGTCATTTTTTAATATTACTGAAACCCGACGGGATGAATTAATGAATGCACACCCACCAACTATTCTGTTCGGTCGTGGTACAGCAAGATTTACATGGGACTGGCCATCATGTGGTATTGGTGAACTCAGCTTTGGCTATAGTGATGAAACCAAAAAATATGAATGTTCTAATGAAGGAATGGGCCCTGAATCAGTTAGAAAACTTCTTCATGCCTTTGCCGACCATGTAGCAGACAATATTAATCTGGAAGATTGATGAAAAAACGACTATCAGACTTTCTTTATATCCTGGAATATTTGAGTTTACCTTTCTGGGTTTTGTGGTATTTTATAATATCCCCAGTTGAATATGGTATTAGTACAGTTAAAAATAGTTTTAAACAATACCGCTTGCAACGCCGACTAGAAAAAGAAGGTATTGCTCATTTAGTAATTAAACAAAGGAAATAATATGAGTGTTGACCATGATGCATTATTAGCAATTGGTAAAGTATTTAGAAATACAGAAGAAGCTATTGGCTTTCTTCATAATAATAAAATTTTAATTGATATTACTGATGAAGAACTTGATCAATCTGGTTTAGAAGATAATCTCCCTGGTAACTTACAAGGTAGCCCATTAAATTTTTTTACTGGTTATGGTTATTATCTTGGTTTTAAAATAAGGTGTGATACACCAAATGATTTTAAGTGGGACTATTATGATGGTATAAAACAATGGGAAGAAATGTTTCCTAATGAGCCATATGATATAGTCCATACAGTTATATCTTCTTAAATGAATTGGTGATATAATGTATAAATGCCCAAACTGTAGTTGGGTTGGAAAACAATCTGATATGGGTGCTGATTATACATATGATCTTTGTGAGGATGGTAGTCCAGATTATGCTAATGAAAATTGGATTTGTCCATCATGTAATACTTGGCATCAAGATATAGATGAATATGAGGTAATACCAAATGTATGATGAACGCCCAGATGACTTTGATGAGCCATTAATGAGTCTTATTGATGCACACGCCCATGGTAAAGAAAATAACTATTACCATATGTTTCTATCCTGGATGGATACTGATAACCCCCCACCATATAATGTACTTTTTACATGGACATTTGTAACAGAAGAAGAATATAAATTGGGTAAGATTGAACAGTGGCTAAATATTAGTAGCCATATCACTGAAAGTATTCCATTATATGGCAACTGATTATAAATTAGATATTTTTGATACTCTTAAGAAAATTGATAACCGGAAATCAGGTGATATCTATTCTAAACTAACAACTGATGAAAAGAAGGGGTTCTTTCCTTTAATTGTTATGCAATGGATGGCCGGTTGTTCAGATGAACAACAGATAATGCTTCTCAATGAGTTTGCTAATCCTTCCATATTTACATTGGCTAAACATCCACATCTTTTGATGAAGATATTACAGGCCTGTTCTACAAAGGTACCAAAGCGGTATCAGTGGGTTGCAATCAAAGGTAAAAAGAAAAATACTGAAATAGTAAAAGTAGTACAAGAATATTTTGATATGTCAGAACGGGAAGTTAAACTATTGAATCCGTTCCCACCAGAAGCTGAAGTACTTCAAATGGCTGAAGAACTCGGTTGGCAAAAAGATGAATTGGCTAAGTTAAAGAAAGAGTTCAAAGAATGATAGATAAACTTAAAAGTATAGTTAGCTGGTTTCCTGATATCCACTCCTACTTAACAGTAATTGGTATGGTATTAATTATTGGTATAGTGCTTTTTGGAATAGGTTTACTTTTAATGGCACCCGGTATTTGGTTACTTTTAGCATTAGTTGTGGTATGCTTAACAGCCACTGCAAAGATGGTGGAACGACATAAGTTAGATTTATTTGACATTTTTTGTGGGAAATAATTATGGGTGTTAGTTTCGGATCAAGGTGTAAAAATAGCCCTTATGCGGTTGAGAATTCTAATCCCAACCCCACCAACTTCATTATTCTTCATGAACAACGAATTGGTAAATACCTTATACTCCATGTTAAATATCCGGACTGTAAGAATTTTGAAGGTCAAAAGTTAATGGTATACAAGGGATTTAAAACAAGTGAAGAACTTATTAAATATAATTTGTTCAAATTAGATCCACATTTCTGCAACAGCAAAGGTTCACCTATTGCTCGTTTTGCTCCCACAACAGAATCACTTGTATTAATAGAAAGAATGATTGGTAATGACAAGTAATAATATATACACTCCCGATCTATGGACTATCATAGAAATTAACAATGGCATGGATGGTAAAATCCACCATCGTGTCCTTGCATCTTGGTATGGTGGATTTGCAGGTGCAGATTCATGGAAACTAAGTTCTGGCATTGATGATGTCTTTGATGATGATTCTTTCTTCACCTTACCACAGGTCTCAGGTACAATTTATAATTGCCGTAAATCTGGATATGGTATGTCAAGTTTGGCAGGTAGTATCTATATCAGTTTACAAGAAAAACTAGCCGCTCAAAAAACCGGCTGGATTAAAGCCCTTTCTGAAAAAGAAGCTCTATCATATTTAAAAGCGATGGAATATGGGAAGTAGACCATACTATAAAGAAGCTGTAAGAGATAAGAACCGTAAACAACGGAAAGCTTCCTGGATTCATGTCAAGAATTTAATGCGCAAGTGGCCTGAATGTTCTTTCAATGGTGATTTTTATTGTAACCATGCATCAGTTGTTGATGGCGATCGTGGAACAGTTTGGGTTGATTTTCGCTTCTTCCATACTAAACAAAAATGTTACTATGCAGTAGCAATGGTTACTTGTGAAATGGAAGCATGGGATAAATGCGAAGATTGGGCCTGGGGTTTAGCTACTCAAATATATCCATGGGAATTAGATAATGAAGAAAGTTGTGATGAGTTTCTTGATAGTCTTAATAAACCAAATAATCGTTGGAATTCAGAAATAGCTGTTGCTCGTAGGGAACTTTATAAGAAACATGAAACTGCCTATTTAAATACTCAATACAAAGTAACTCCCAAGATTGTTGTTAAGGATTATGGCCCAGTTGCTATAGGGCTTTGGGTAACAATAAATAAAGAAGAAATAGATGCAAATACTATCAGAGAGTTTATTAGTTTTTTCCGATCACTCGGAGAACCAACAAAACCAGGTTGGACCTGGAAAGGTGATGAAGTTGAAGTCATACCCCAAGAAATCAGGACAAGAGACGAAGCCCGTCGTTCTAAATGTGGAACAGATAGCAGCTCGTAGAATTCCAATTGAAGATGCTGAGATAACACTTGGTAAAACCAGCAATTGGCATTGTACTTTCTGTAATCGACATTTCACAGGTGAAGTCGTGTTCATGAAGCATATATGTGAACCTCGTAGACGTGCTCAAGAAATGGCAAGCCCATTAGGTCAAGCAGCATATGGCTATTACAGTGATTGGATGCGCTTGAAGAAGTTTAGTGCTCCGGGGGCTACCGCATTTAAAGAATCAAAATACTATCGTGCCTTTATTAGTTTCACTGAAATGGTTATCAAAGCAAATATTGCACGCCCTGATAAGTACATTGAAATTATGGTTGCCAATGATATTCTTCCAGTTCTTTGGTGCCGGGATAACTGTTACCGTGTATACTTAGATTGGGTTGATAAGCTAGCTGATCCATATAGTCAAGTACAGGATTCCATTAACTACTTGATGGATATCTGTGAAGCTGATTCTATTCCACTTGAAAACATATTCAATCATCTTGGTGCTCAGCAAGTATTATCCTATGTGAGACAACGTAGGCTATCACCATGGTTCCTATTTTGTTCTTCAGTGTTTGGTACCTTCCTTAAGACATTAGATCAACCAGAGCTCATTGCATTCAATAATGTGGTAAATGCCGCATACTGGGGTGGCAGATTCCAAACTGAAAGATCAGTGGTTGAAAATGTGAAAAACATTATCAGGGAGATTGGATTATGAAAGTCTATATTGATACAGAATCACAGTCCGGAACTTTGATAGGATATAAAGGACAAAGTCCAGTTGATGCTGCAATGTTTTTCTGTCCATATATTCCAGGTATGTCTGATGAAGAAAGATGGGAAGTTGCTGAGAAAGTGGCTTTCTTAAACCGACCACAAACAGAAATCCAAAAACGTATTATGAGGATGGTAAAAAATGGCAATTGATAATGAAACCATTTTAAAACTAGCTAAAACCCTTGATGAAGGGTATACTTATGAATTCATTCCTGATGATTATCATGGTTATGTTTGGGGATGCATTTTTTGTAGTCGGGCTTTTAAAGGACGACCTCATATGGATGATTGCCCAGTTTTATTAGCTAGAAAAGTTATTGAGGAGTTAGATAATGATTGAACGTAGATTCTTACCACCTGGTCAAAATTCATTTGACAACCATGATGAAGCTGAATGGAATTCGGGTTGGAATAGTTGTATTGAGCAAATTGAAGAAGAACTTGGAATTAAAATTGCTGATCTTATGAAATATAAAGACTTCTATCATATGGTTGGAAATCTCCAAAATGCAATTGCTATTATGAATAAAGATGGATATTCAATTCCATCAATGTTCCTACCAGATCAATTAGGATAATATGAAAACAAGAATTATCAAAGCTAATTCCGATGAATATAAAGCATGGCTAATAAGAAGTATTATCACTCACTTCTTCATGCATATTAAAACCGATATGGTTGCTTCAGGTGCCCTTCATAATTATATCCATATGATTACTAAGATACCAAAGAATGAAATTGTTATCTGGTATGATTCCCATATGGGTGATATCTATATTGAGTATGAATATAGCAAAGGTAAAACAACCTCCTTAGTAATATAGGACTTAAATGAAATTAGCTGATATTGATATTGATTTCCGAACAGATATCAATCCTAAGAAACTATTCCCCTGGACAAGGGCTTCTATAGTTAAAGATGATGAACTTAGACCACATCCCTGTGGCTATTATCCACAAACAGTTCCGATCGATCCAGTCACCGGATTATGTGCAATTCCCTATAAAGAAGCTGAACAAGAAGGTTTCACCAAGATTGACTTTCTCCATTTGGGATTATTAGATAGTATTGAAACCCGCCAAGAGATTGATGCAATGCTTGCTGAAGAACCAGATTGGGGTTTACTTCAGATGAGTAATGTCCATCCTAAATTATTCCAACTTGCCAAACATGGTGAACTTCTTAAAATAATTAAACCTACATGTATTGAAGAACTGGCTGATGTACTGGCTTTGATCCGTCCTGGTAAGAAACAGTATATCAAGTTGTATAAAACAAACAGAGAATCAGTTAGAAAAGTTTTATGGACACCAGATGAAAATGGATACCATTTTAAAAAATCTCATGGTATTGCTTATGCTATGAATATTGTTCTACAGTTACATTTAATAGAGGCGGGATTATTATAATGCCTGCATATAATAGAAATATTCATTACTTATATAAAATTACAAGATTTGATGGGAAATTTTATATTGGTATTCATTCAACGGATAATTTAAAAGATAACTATTTTGGTAGTGGTATATTACTTAAAAGATCAATTAATAAATATGGACAGAATAACCATAAATTAGAAATTATTGAATTCTTTTCTAATAGAAAGTTAGCAGTAGAAAAAGAAAAAGAAATAGTTAATGAAGTTTTATTAACTAATTCATTATGTTTGAATATGGTACCAGGCGGAACAGGTGGCAATATTGGTGGAGGCGGATTTTATAGTAAGGATCATAAATCAAAATTTCATTCCGGTGGTGGATTATCAACAAGTAAAAAAAGAAAAGAAGATAAAATTTTTAAAGAAAATATAGATAGTAAAATATCTATAGGTATGAAAAACTGGGTTAATAAAAATCGAGAAAAAGTTTTATCATCACAGAAAGCTGCAACTGCAGTGGCTAGACTACCAGTAGCCATTGCAAAACGTAAAGCTACTTATTTAATTACTGGTCATAGTAAAGGAGAAAAGAATCCAAATTTTGGTAAAATATGGATAAACAATGGTATTAATAAATTAGGTGTTAAAAAAGAGGTACTTCAAGAATATCTTAATAATGGATATTGTTTAGGTCGAAAAATTAAAAAATAAAGGAGTAATATTTTGACATGTATAGTCGGACTGGAAATGAATGGTAAAGTACTTATGGGTGGTGATATCCAGGGTACAGGAGGCAACAACAAAGTTGTCCATACACAACCAAAAGTATTTAATAAGAAAGGTGTTCTTTTCGGATTCACAACTTCATATCGCTTTGGTCAAATTCTTGAACATGGTCTTGCTGATCCTGTAATTCCAGAAGATGATACTGATATCTATCGTTGGTTAATTACTGTATTGATTCCAGATATCAGAAATGCATTAAAAATGAATAACTATGAAACTGGTGGTAACTGTTTGATTGGTGTTAAAGGACAGTTATGGGAATTACAAAATGATTTCAGTGTTCTCCGATCCATTCGTGGTTTTGGTTCAGTAGGTTCTGGTTATGAATATGCAATGGGAAGTTTACATACTTCACTTGCTGTAATAGCAGATATTACTGACAATAAACAAATTGATGAAGATTTTGCTACTAGTGTTGTGAAAACTGCTATTAAAGTAGCTGGAACATATAGTCCATCAGTTGGAATGGAATCAGTAGTTATTTCTACCTAAAAGTTTATTTCTATGTTATAATAGTCGAAATCAATCCATTAGGAGATTCACATGAACTTAGAAAAAATGAAAAGTCGCCGTGGTGTAGGCCATGTTGGAAGAGTATTCCAGTATGGTACTGCACTGACTCCTAATGGTGCTCAACTTGGAAGTCACGTTGAAGCTCAAGAGAAAAATATTAAGAAACTGAACAAAGATCCGGCAATGCATAAAGCTGCTAAGAAAGCGGCTCGTCGTTCTGATGCAAAGTTTCATAAGGACTATTAAAATGAAAATATATTTGGTTGGTGGTGCCGTACGTGATCACTTGATGGGGATCGAAAGTAATGACCATGATTATGTGGTTGTTGGTGCTACTCGTCAAGATATGTTGGATCGTGGTTATTCTGAGGTTGGTGCAGACTTTCCTGTGTTTTTGGATCCAAAAACCGGTGATCAATATGCATTGGCTCGTCGTGAACGCAAATCCGGTAAAGGTTACTTGGGTTTTGAAGTTGAATATGATTCTGGTGTTACATTGGAAGAGGATTTGTCTCGTCGTGATTTAACAATTAATGCGATCGCACAAGATATTGAAACCGGTGAAATCATTGATCCATTCAATGGCCGTGGTGATATCAAAGAACAACTATTGCGTCATGTCTCAAATGCATTTAAAGAAGATCCATTGCGGGTAATCCGTTTGGCTCGTTTCTATTCTCGTTTTGCTGATTTTGGTATTGCTTCACCAACAATCAAAATGTGTCAAGATATTGTTGATTCAGGTGAAATTGATGTTTTGCCATATGAACGCTTGTGGGCAGAGATGGGAAAAATGTTTGAACAGTCACAAAACCCAATTTGGTTTTTCCGTGCCTTGAATACATTTGGTGCCTTGACTCATGTTAAATTCTTTTCTGATATCTTTGGTGTAATTACTAGCCACCGTTTGAATGTAGATTTTGAATTGTATGCTGATTTGGTTACTAAAATGATTCCCGCAGAAGAAAGATTAGATTTTTTTATGGCTTCTGTTGTTACAAGTGATACTCGTCGTAAAACAATCTGGACTGCTGGTTATGTTATTCCAACAAGAGTTATCAAATTGATCCAAAATATGTTTGCTGTTGGTGATATGAAAGATACTCACTTGGCAACAGATATTCATATGTTGTTGATGACTAATCGTGCATATAATGGTGACAGTCAAGGATTGAGTGATTTGTTTACTGGTATGAAGATTATGGAAGCCGCTGGTCGTAAATTGTCAATATCAAGTTCTCATTTGAAAATTATTCAGGATAATTCTGCACAAGTAACTGCTGAACCTTACATGCATTTGGAAGGTAAAGAAATTGGTATGGCAATGAATCGTGCACGTATTGCAATCATCGAAAAAACATTGGAGCAGTTGAAACATGCACCCAACTGATAAATGGTATAATCGCTTAGCAATTACCACAATTATATTTTTGGTTTTATATGGAATTGAATTAGCATTAGAAAAATACTGTGCACCTGATATGTTAGTACCATTTTTATTTAAAATCTGTATAGCAACAGAAATATTTATGGGATTATGGTGGACAGCATTTGGTGATAGTACTCATACTGGTTTCGGTGGTGCAGAGGACTTACCCTAATGTGGAATGATACCCATGCGGCAATTACTCTTGCCCTAATATTTGTAGTAATATATTTTATTTTCCGGAGAAAATAATGAAAGTTAAAAAGAACTCAACACTGTTTACAATCCTGATGGGTTCCCGTATGTATGGAACAGCAACAGAAACTTCTGATTATGATTACAAATCAGTATGTCTTCCAGCTTTGGATGACCTGCTTTTGAATCTCAAATTAGTAAACAACAAAGAAAAACCAGAAGGAATGAAGCAAACTGATAAGATGGTTGCAGGTGGATCCGAAACTGAATTTCTTCCATTGCAAGTTTTCTTGAATGATTTCATTTCAGGTCAAACTTATGCCCTTGAAATGGTATTTGCTCTTGCTAATGGTGATGCAGTAATCAACCCAAACCAATCTCCAAAAGATCAGTTTAATGATGGTGTATTTTTTGAGGATATGGCTAATACATTAATTACCCGTTTCCTTACAAAGAACATGAAAAAGATGGTTGGTTATGCTGTTTCACAATCTAAATTGTATGGATTGAAAACAGAGCGTTATACCTCTATGAAACAGTTTGCTGCCATGATCAAATCATATCTGGATTTACAAGATAGTCATAATGGTATTCATACCCGAGATATTACTCTTTTGCAAGCGGAAACTTTACGTGCTAATTTATTGACAATTCCACATGTTAAAAGTATAGTCATAGAAGATGAGCAATCTGAAGCCGGTCATAATGCAGTTGAAGTTTGTGGAAAACGTTTCCCGTTAACTAACAAACTGGAATATGTTTTTGACCGTGTTAATAAGATGCTTGAAACTTATGGTCATCGTGTTCAAAGTAATGAAGGTGAGGGTGTTGACTGGAAAGCTCTGTCTCATGCGATTCGTATTACTGAACAGGTTTTGGAATTGTGTACTACTAAACAGTTAATATTCCCACGTCCAAATGCTGATTATTTGTTGGCAGTTAAACGTGGTGAGGTTACACTTGATGAAGCCACTGCATATTTGGATGGTGCTTTTGGTAAAATAGATGAAGCTGTTGCTAATTCGGAATTACAAGAAGTAACTCCGGAATTACAAGCTGAGTTTAAAAAGTGGACATTAACAGTATTGCATGAACTGTATGATCTGAATTAATCTTTGCGGAATCTGATTTCAATGCCTTCAGGTACTGAAATAACACGTCTACGTTTAACTTTTGATGTTTGCATACCTTCATAACTGAAGGACTGTCCAACAATCCTTGATACATAAGTTGCATCAAAGGTGCGGTAAATAGGTGCAAAAACACTAGTTAAACCATGTCGTGCCAATTCAATACTAAGCGGATGAGAGTCAGATTTACCATAGAACCAATGGGTTACCAGTCTCAGGAAATCTGCAACTGGTATCTCTTCTTGTTCAGCATAGTCTAATACATAAGCACCAATTTCAGTGGGTGATATAAAATCGATAATACAAAGGTAATTTTCACGTTTATATTCTAACAACGAAATGAAATGATGGGCTTTACCATCATTGATAAATTCAACTTTTAGTTCTGGGGTTCGTTTCTTTGCCAAGATAATTCCTTATGTTGTTATTTTGCATTATCTATTTATGCTTTTAAAATAGCAGGTTTTGTTACAATTAAAAAGTTTACTTTATTATGAGTAAGGCATATAATTACTTCATTGATTCATAACCTCGTGGAGATTCAAAATGCTGACCAAAGAAAAAATTGCTCAAATTCATAATGACCTGGACAAAGCAATGAAAGAAGTTGCTGAAAAACATGGTCTGTCATTAAGCCCAACCCGTGTTGTTTTCAATGATGCAACATTTAAAATCACTGCACAGTTCGGTGATACTGATTGCATAGGTTCAGCTGATCCAAAATTCAGTAATAACATGCGGAAATATGGCAGTTATTACAATCTAAGTGTCAAAGACATTGGTCTTGAACTCAAATATGGTAATTTAGGTAATGTTACTTTGATGGGTCTTGGCTCAAGTAAAAATGCTGTTGTCAGAAATGTTAAAGGGGATTTCTATAACATCCCTATTAATCAATTTACTGCAGCAATTGGCCGTAAACCAAAAGAATTTGGTCCTTTGATTGTTGTTCCAATCCCACACGTTCCTACAAAAGGTTAAAATGTCTACTGAAACTGAATATTACAATGACGGTATTACTGTCGATTACACCATTACTATTGCTGATGGTGTAAAACTTGAAGGTGAAGCAATTCTTCGTGGTGTTGCAACTACGGGTATTGCTGTCTTAGGTGTAACTTATATTTTGGAAGATCTTGCTGGAAACTTCCCAAATAAAACTTACCCATACAAATGCTTTGTGTTATCAGAAATTTTCTTCCATCCGCGTTGGTAATTATTGTACTTTCCCATATAAAAATGGTATAATTAACGTATGAAAACAATCAAAACAATCTTAGCCATTATCGGCTTCTTTGTCACCCTCTTATGGATGGCTGGAAATTTAGGCATTGGAAACTTTGCCTTAATTTATACAGCTAAAGAAATCAACTGTCGGGAGTATTAAAATGAAAATTCTTATTGATACAGAAGATATTGGCTTTCATTACTGACAGATAAGGAAGAATCTTATGCTAGTGATGAAGAATTAGCTATGGATTTTATTACCGGATTTTTACGTTTTGTTGGTAAAGAAAAAGCTGCCATTGATGTCGAAAACTATGTTGAAAATATAAAAGGAATATAATGAGTAATTTTACTGAAGTAATTTTAGCATGTGAAAATGCAACTGGTGCTGGTTCTAAAAAAGAAATCCAAGCACATCTTGCAAAAGCCGATTCAGTCGCACAGCGATTAATCAAAGAAGCCCTTGATCCATATCGGATTTTTGGTGTTAAGAAATATGACATGCCACAACATGCCTCAAAGTGTATGGAAGAACAGCATGATTATAATGCACTGTTCTTGGTATTGGATCAATTAGCATCTCGTGAACTTACCGGTGATGCAGCTCGTGCAGCTGTTACTCATATAATTGGTACATTCAATCATTATGCTCAACCAATAATTGCTCGTATCTTCGACAAAGACTTAAAAGGCGGATTCTCTGCTGATACAGTCAATAAAGTATTTCCTAATCTCGTTCCATCATTTGAAGTTATGTTGGCTGATAAGTGTGATGAATTTGAAGACTTTGAAAAATATATCACATTCCCTTGTCAAGCAGATTTTAAATATGATGGTGAACGTACAATTGCCATTGTTAAAAAAGACAGTGTAACTTATTTCAGCCGTTCAGGTAAAGAAGCCACTCATGTGAATGGTTTGTTTGATGAAGAACTCCAAAGAATTCGTGGTGCATATGGTGAAGACTTTGTACTTGATGGTGAACGTTGTTCTGATCTTGGATTTACTGATACAGTAAATGCTAAGAAAGCAGGTAATGATGAAGCCAAAGCAAATCTTCGTTTCCGTGCATTCTTCTTGATGCCATTGCGTCACTGGTTGGTTCAAAAAACAAATATCACTATGCGTGATACACGTTCAATCTTAACTGAAATGCTTAAGATTAATCGCTGTGAAAAAATCATCCTGTCTGAAGGTCGTGAAGTAATGAACTACCAAGACATGGCAGATTTCTGTAATGAAGCCATTGACAAACCAGAAAACAAAGCCCGTAAGATTGAAGGCTTGATTCTGAAAGAATGGAATGCCGTTTATGAATGGGATCGTAAAATTACTTGGTGTAAAGTAAAACGATTCTTTGATGTGGACTGTCTTGTTGTTGGTACATACAAAGGTAAACCAAAATCACGTCTTGCTGATTTGATGGGTGGTATTGAAGTTGTTGGATTTACTGAATCAGGTGAACGTGTTGAAGCACGTTGTGGTTCAGGATTCAGTGATGAACATCGTGCCATGACTGATTGGATTGGTAAAACAGTTGTTATCAAATACCAAGATGTCACTCGTTCAAAATCTAAAGAAGTCTCATCTTTACGCTTTCCAACATTTGTCCGCGAACGTGATGACAAAGTTGTAGTAATCGACTAAGATGCTCAGCTACAATATTTTCTATACAGCATTTGGCCTATTTTATGCGAGGATTCTTTATAGGGATCTTCGTAGAAATGGCCACAGCAAAGAAGAATGTAGGCTACAAGCAATTGCCCTTATCATTGCCTTATCTATCATATTAGGCATAATAAATTATGTGGAAACATTCTAATGACTGATACCAAAATCTGTCTTAAATCCTATGGAGTAAAAACAAAATGATGCAAAATGTTGAAGGTGATATGGTAATACCTGCAGGATATCGTTTAACTGTTACCTCTTGGGAAAATGATGCTGATAATTATAAAACCGGTATGATGGAAGGTTTATTCATAGAGAAAGTAAAATTTCTTATTGAATTTTGTAAACTCTTTGAAAGTAAAAACCAAGGTCCTGGTTTTGGTAATATGTATGATCCTCGTGACTATCAAAAAGAAGAATTTCAGGAAGCTCTAGTTGAACTTGGTGAAAAGCATTTCCCACATGCACCATATACAGTTGATCAACTATTAGAATTTGCTTTTGAGCTACAACTTATGTCTAAATGGATAGGGGAAGGTGAGTTTTATACCCGAGTCGCTGAAAGTGTTAAAGTTGAATATGTTCCACATCCAATTGAAATCCAAAATGTAACATCAGATTTCTTTAAGGATTAATATGGATGAATTCACTGCTGAATTAATCAAATTAATTCATGGCTCTATTCCCGTCATAGCTGGATTTTTTATTGGAGCAGTTGCTTCTTTTGTTGGTGCCAAATGGTACAAACGAACTAAATCCTGGATCCAAACAGTTGAAATAATGTTTTTACTTGAACTTAATTTGTTAATGTTTTATAATTTTCTAATGGGAAAATAATGGATGTTCTTTGGAATTATGCCTTTGGTACTCATCAGGATATGAAGGCAACCTACAAGCGAGCAAAGAAGTTTAGAAAATTAGGATTTTTTGTTGAAGTTGATGAACTATCCAAACAAGATAACACCACAATTTTTAAAATGTGTAGTAATGATTTTTATTGTAATCCTGCTATTATGATTAATGATATATCATATGACTTATCAAAAGTCATTAAAACATATGAAATGTATCATAAAAATCAATCATTTTATTTGATTAAATTATATGGCCCACAACATATCCTTAACGGAATTCCCGTTCTCCAAAATGAATAAAGGAAGTAAGTGCAATCAAAACTTGGCTCCGCCTTTGAAACAGGCACCAATACTATTGTAGGACTAGCTACATCTTTAACCCTGAATGCTACAGTATTACCAATGCTCGGCTTTCAAATCACACACACCCAAAACTTTATAATGGTTGTTGTTTACACAACAGTATCCATTATACGCCAGTATTTTCTTCGTAGATTTTTTAATTGGTTAGAAAGATATTCTGTTGTTAAATGGCTTATTTTAAACAACCCATTCAAAAAGTTGAATAAATACTATAGTAGCAAAAAACAGTAGGTTAAAATGAAAGTCATAGATTTACAACCATATATTCTGCGTAGGGACAAAGCTCTACTTGAGAAACGAATTATTGAACTAACAGGTTCCAATGATACTGGTGTAGTCCGTGAAATTAAAGTTTGTTTCAAAAAATGGCTCTTAATAGCTTAACTGTTAAAGTCATATCCATGTTATAATTATAAAATATATTGATGAAAGAAATTATGTTGAATATTCGTGAATGCTCAGATTTACATCTTGAGTTTTATTATGATCTGTATGACTCCAGTAATGCAAAAGTACAAGATCATGCTTTAAAACTTTTACCCCATCTTCCAACTGATAAAGATACTGTACTTATAGTTGCCGGCGATTTAGCTACTGCTAAACAACCACAGCGTATTGCTACCTTCTTTGAATTAGTTGTACCTCGATTTAAACATGTAATTTATGTTATTGGCAACCATGAACATTATGGTATGCATATGACTGAAACACTTCCGAAAATCGAATCAACACTACAAGCTGCTTCATTAGATTATTCTAAGATGACGGTCGCTGGTAATGATCCAAAGAAAGTTAAAATTGATGGTGTCACATTCCTATGTGGAACCATGTGGACTGATTATGCGAAAGGTAATGAAGAAGTTCATGCCATAGTAGCCCGTTGCATTGCTGACCATCGACATATCTATAAAACAAATTCTAATGATACTATTAGTAAGATGCCACCTGCGGATATGGCAGCAATATTTAATACGACTATTGCTAAGTTTGAAAAGTGGATGAATGGTAAAGATAATAGTAGAACTGTTATTGTTACTCATCACATGCCAAGTATGGATGCAGTTGATCCTCAGTATATGAAAGATCATACCACTCGATTGCTTAATCATGCATTTGGTACACACCTGAATGAGTTTATTTTAAAACATAAACCAGCCATGCTTTTCTTTGGTCATACTCATACTGCATACCATGGTAAAGTTGGTGATAGTGAATTACATTGTAATCCATTGGGATATCCTAATGAACCAACTGTATATAACAATTCCTATGATACCAAAACTGTATATCAAGTATGACAGCAGAAATCTTACAATTCAAAGAAGCTAAGATCAAAAAAGATATTAGACCAGTAGTCACTGAAGAATTACTTAATAATATCTTTAATGAGGTGAGTTCTGATACATTATCAGAGTGGAGTTTGGCAGCAAAAAATAACAAACTAAATGATTATTTTACAAGTAAGATTCCACCATTGGCTCGTGGTGCTAGGGGAATCGATTATATAAATGATCTGAATGCATTATCTATAGTTGAACAGAAATTACAACTTGTAATTAATGTCAGTGTTATACATTTTAGTAAACAACCACAATGGTCTGTATCATTTGTAACAACAATGTTTGATATCTCAAAAGCATACACAATACCATTAATGCATACAGAATATTTAGCTCGCGCTCTTAATATTCTTATCTATCTCAGTTTTCTAAAAACCACAAAAAGTCTTAATTATTAACCCGGAGAAACACAATGTCTGAAAATAAAACTACTATCTCTTTGTATGTTGTCAAAACTGCAAATGGAACCTATTTCGCCGGCTTTGATACTGCAAAGCAGCAAGCAAGTTTTGTAGAGCGCCCAATCGAAGCAAAGATCTTTACAAACAAATATGATATCAAATTACGTCCTGAAGAAACATTGGTTGAACTAAGTATTGACTTATCAAAATCTGATGTACAAATTTCAGAACCATTCCGTCCACAACATAGAGTTCCAAGGGCTGCAAAATGATAGCGCCTACACCAGAAGTAATGCTTACAGTTCAATCCTTTACTTACATTGGCTATATGTTAGGACTGGCTGGTGGCTTTATAATAGCAGCAATGGTATTAGGGCTTGCTTCTATTGTTCTTGGAATTGTTGGTCATAAAGTTTACCGTAGGGTAAAACGTATATACCAATTGGAAACAATCTGGTATTATCTACATCGTATGGAAGCTGAAGGAACTCATGCTTTCACAAGACCTGATACTGATGAAGAAGACGAAGAACACGACGAACTAGAATATTAAGCTATTACAAAAGATTTATAACACATTTTAAAATAAGTGTGTTATAATCTCCTCTGAAATACATTTAATACTTTAAGGAATTACGATGATTAATATTGATTTGCTGTGGATGTTCCTTGTACCTGCTTTTCTTTCCTGCTTAGGCATTTTTATAATTCCACGAATCTCTGGTAACTGGCGTGGCTATGATACCAAAGGTGCCTGTTTTGTTATGGGTATTGGTTTTGTAATTAGTATCCTTGTACTCTCAGCTATGTTTTGGGCAGGTAAGGGATTAAAGACAGATGATACAGAAATTTGGAATGGGGAAGTTACCGCCAAAGCTCGAACTCATGGTTCTTATATAGAAAGCTATTCTTGTAATTGCCGAACTGTAACCTCTGGTTCTGGTAAAAATCAAACCTCCTCAACAGTTTGTGATACTTGTTATCGAGACCACTACACTGTAAAATGGGATTGTAATTCTAATATCGGCGATTTCCGCATTGATAGTGCTGATTGGACAAGTCGTGCAGTTTATGCATTGCCCGATCCACAACGATTTACTATCATCAAAAAAGGTGATCCCGTTTCTGAATCACATCACTATACAAATTATATTAAAGCGGTGCCGGAAAGTCTATTCCAACCTGCACAAGAGTCTTTAAAGAATCAATTTGTTGGTATGATCCCACCATATCCCGGCGATGTTTATGACATTTACCGTATTAATCGTGTAGTTCCAGTTGGTGTGGTAATTCCAAACCTTACTGAATGGAATGATAAATTATCAAATGTCTTAAAAGTCTTAGGACCTGCTAAACAAGCAAATGCGGTTATTGTTATCACCAAAAGTGCTGATCCAAATTATTTCTATGCACTCCAAAATGCATGGATAAATGGTAAGAAAAATGATGTGGTAATTGTCATTGGTGCACCAGAATATCCGAAGAAAGCTGCATGGGTTAATGTTATGGCATTTGCTCAGGATGCAATCTTCCAAGTTAAAATGCGAGATGATATCTTAGCATTAGATGACTTGACTGCTGATAATGTTACTCAAGCATTGTTATTGGAAACCGCAAAAACATTTAAACGTAAGCATATGAAAGATATGGCTTATTTAGATGCAGAGATTGATCCACCTATGTGGATGATGGTGTTGGCAATGGTTTTAATTGTTGCTGGTTATTTGTTTTTTACTTATCAAGTGTATAAAGAATCAAACTAATTTAATTTTAATTTTACAAGGAAATATTATGTATACTAAACAACGTGGTGCAGTTTCAGGCGCATTGATTGCCGTCTTGGCATTTTTGGGCTTTCTGATTATTGTCGGTATTGTGGTGGCAAGTTCTTATGTGTCAGCTTACAATTATGGTAACTCAATGGAACAACAATTGACTGCTGTACAAGATAACAACCGAAACTTGCTTGCTCAGTATGGTCAAAAAGTTCAAGAATCAGTTCAGGTTCCTGATATGTACAAAGCTGATTTGATTGAACTTACTAAAGCAGCGATCGGTGGACGTTATGGTCCTGATGGTTCCAAAGCAGGTATGCAATGGATCAAAGAACAAAATCCAAACTTGGATATTTCGGTTTACAAACAAATCCAACAAATCATTGAAGCTGGTCGTAATGACTTCCAAAATGGTCAGACTCGTCAAATTGATTTGAAACGTCAGTATGAAACTGCATTGGGTTCATTTTGGCAAGGTATGTGGATGCATGTTGCCGGCTATCCAAAGCTGAATTTGAAAGACTTTGATATTGTATCAACTGGTCGTGCTGATGATGCATTCAAAACCAAAAAAGAAGCACCACTGCAATTGCGTGCTAAGTAATATGACATATGTAAACCAAACCCGCCAAGTATTTGTTATTAAGGAAGCTACTACAAATACTTGGTGTAGTTCTCAAAAAGGCCAGTTTGGCCCTTTTGGTACTTGTGTCTTTTACAATAATTCAAAAAATGCAATGAAGGCTATTACGGAATTGCAACGTAGACTCCGTGAACACGGATATGCTTTATTAGTTAATGGTGAATATATTCATTTTCATTTAGGTGAAGAAGATGTTCCGGGTAAGAAAAAAGCCGACTTCAAAATGATAATGTGTGATGTAAAACCGATGTTCTGATAGGAATAATGATGAGTAATATTAGAGTAACCAAACTTGAAATCTATAAGACCAACCTTGGTATTTTTATCAAAAGTCTTTGGGGTACCAGTCAGCAATGGCATTATAAAGTTAATGGCATAGAAGACTTACCTGTTAATAATGGGTTTGTCTTTATTCCTGGTGCAACCGAAATTACAACTGTTGAAGAAAAAACATATCCAAAAAATGTTATTGTAAAATATAAACTCAAGGATGCGACTTTACATAATTTCCCATCAATTCCTTTAGAACTGTTTCCTGAAGAAGTCAACAATCAATATGTTGAAACTAACCGGAATGGTGATGGCTATGATGTATGGCAGAATTATACCAATATTCAGCCACTATATGAAGCTGTCCATACAACTACCGAAGCAGGTTGGAAACCCCATGAAAATTGGGAAGTGGTAGTATTACGTGAATTTGAAATTGAGTCATATGAAAAGCCAATTCAAATGAAAGTTAAGTTAGCACGTCGGGATATGTGGGATGATAACAAAGTGGATGAACAAGATTTATCCTCTATTGTCTACTATGAAGATATTCAAAAACTGTTAACTCCTGAATTTTTGATGCATGAACGTCCATGCCATTTAACTTCAAATCAGGTTTTCCGTATTGTTAGACAGCATGTTATTGAAAATATCAATCCTAAAGTGGCTAAGATTACATCCAATCATGATTTTTGTTTTACCGTAAAACGGATTGTCAAAATCAAACCTTATGATTATATGTATGAAGAAAGAACTGCTAAGGGTAATAAACACAAATATTCAAAGTATAAAAAGGCAACAGTATCAACCAAAGAAGTTGAACTGTTTGAAATGACATATCGTGGATATAACCAACGACCTGATGGTTATCAAGGATATACACCAATTGAAGGATGGTCAGCAAATTCACTTTCAGAAATGAAAGAACAGATAGATTACTATTTGGATAATTTAATGAACATCATTAATGCTGGTGTTGCCGAATGTAGTCACTGCAATGGTTGTGGTCATATGATTACTAAAGTTGAAACAAATAAAAGAGAGGTAGCTTAATATGTGGTTGATAATTGGATTATTTGTAATATTTTTCGTTGTTCTTATATATTTGGTAGTTAATTCACCACCAGGTGGCGGTGATGGCCGTGGTCGGGATTTCTAACTGTTACAATTTAGTTATATACATATAATTTAACCCATGATATTATATCTTCATTGAATTACTTCTTGGAGATAATCATGGGTGTTTACATGTATGCGATTGATGGCGACATGGGTATCACTGATCGTGGTAATGTCATTTTGGTTCCGGTTTAATCATGCCCGATAACTTTCCACCTTTAGGGATTTCTATGAATAACTATCTTTGGGCAGCCTTAGCCCTTGTCTATTTAATGTCGATTGCTATTATGGCTCGACGTGCTTTGGAAGTAAGTAAAGACCCATGGATGAAACCAAAGTGGTATGAAGTCATTGGTTTAACTATCGTGGGATTGTGTCCCGTGATAAATACCATTGGGGCCGCAATTTTAATCCGCAGCTGGAAAGCTGGTAAAATTTGATTGGAATAATCATGTATATCGATCTTAGTAAACTTGAAATTGGCATTATACATGCAAAGAGCTTAGTTAACCGTATTATTTTTACAACAGAATTCTGTGTGAAATATACTTGGTACAGCTTTTTAGCATTTTTGCACAGTTAATAAAAAAGGAACCCGAAGGTTCCTTTTATTATACTTTTTCTTTTTCATTAAAATGCTTGAGTAAAGCATTATGAATTCTGTTGTCTGTTTTATTTGGGTTATTTTTAGTAACCACATCATAAACATCCCGCATAACCTTTGCTCTATCTGCTTCAAACTTACCAAAATGAAGTGGTTCTGGTTGATTATAATTTTTAATTATTGCACGTTTTTGTGCTGGACTTAAACCGGTAATTAAACCTTGTACCATTTTACTAATAACAGTATCATTCATAACACTTTCATTAGCCATTCCACGTACCCAATCTTGTTCAGCTGCTCGAGCAGTTGCTGCATTCATTGGTCCGGCTTTTTTTACATTATTTGGTTGGGCAGCAATCCCGGCGGCTTTTGCAATTTTATCTTTTGTATCTTGCATTTGTTTATCTTTAGCTGCTGAAAGAGCTTTTCTATCATCAATTTGTTTTTGACGAAGTTTAGCAAGTGCATCACGTTTATTCTTTTCATCTTCAGCTTTTTTCTTGGGGTCCGTGAATGGCCATATTTCATCTAGCTGTTGTTCTGCTAGTTGATCATCTTCAGTTTCAACGAATTTATTGAATTGTTTGAATGTAACTTTCATGTATTGGTTCCATAAGGATAAGAAATAGTAATATTATTTATTAATTACTGATATAACTTGTGTTTTTAATCAGCACTAATATACTGTATTTATATAAATAACTGATAAACATGGAGCTTAAATGAACAATTTTACACTTACAATGAAACAAGCATTAGAAACTTTAGTAGAATCTGGTACTCAGGTTTGTACTGTTTCTTATGATCCATCAACAGTTGTTGGTGATCCTGAAGGTGATGCTGTTTTAGCTGGTTGGGTTCAATACTACCGTGAAGCCAGTTCTTCATTAATTGAAGTTATTTATACTAAGTAACTAGTTGATTTTAAAGGAAATATTATGAAAGTAGCAGAATTATTAGAAGCACGTCCACATCCTCACCCATCTACACGTTCAATGGTTTATAAAGAGTATGAAATGCCTCAAGCCAAAGATGGTAAATGGATGGAACCACTTGATCTTGAGATTGAATATACCATAGATGGTGGTGCAGGTGAATGGCACCCATATGGTCAAGGTCATGCACAAGAACCTGATTGGGTTGAAACTGATGTAAAAAGTGTTAAAACAACAAAACCTTTTGGTTTATATGATGAGGATGGTCAAGAAATTGTTAAAACTTATCCAGCTGGTACTAAGGTAGAAGATCTTCCTGGTTATACGGATAAGCTTTGGAAGGATTTTGAAAAATATGTAGATGAGAAGGCATAAGTTTTAAAACAGCGTAAACGGTGGTTGAGAAAGGTTGTTAACACGCGGGTTCGACTCCCGCCAGGTCCACCAAAAGTATTTTGTAGATGTGTATAGTGCTAGTACATGATGATTTGGCTAGTTGAGGAGATGGTTAGTTAGGCCAATGTAATACTTTCTCTCCCACCCAGACATGAGCAGCTGGATACAGAATACTTTTGATGGGCCTGAAATGGTATCGACTAACAGATTAGTAACGATTAACGCGCTCGTCAGGCGAATGACGTAAAGATAGCAAAAACTTTAAATGCAAGCAATGACGCATTCTATGGAGACCTACGCCTAGCGGCCTAGTCCATTGAGGTTAACCACCTTATAACAAAACGGCAAAATAATACCTCCCCTAAAAAGGAGGTATTATTATTTGTGTATAAATACCATAAACACATAAGGATAATATGGAAAAACCAGACGGTATTCATCCACTTGAAATACAATTACTATTAGTGTTCTATTCTTATTCTGATCAATTTGGTGTTGTTGATATTCCTGCAGCAAAAGATTGGGCCTTCACTAACATGGGTGTTAGTATCCCAAATATTCCCTTCACTTTAAAACAAGAACACATTGATATTTTAATTGAATACACTGATTTAGTTGATACCAGAGAAATATTAAACTTTGAAAACTTGAGTAAAAAAATCTATAAATAGTACTGTAACACATCATATCAATATTCTCCTGACTGGAACTATAATGTATAATACCCAAATTTCTAGAACATTTTTCTTAGTCGGTATTATCATCTCTTTTTTTATCGGTGTGTTCCTATCATCCACCATTCTAAAAGAAATTTATCCTGATCCAATTCCAGGTGGTGCTTATATCACCTACTATACTGCTGAAGGATTTGATTTCCAATACAGTAAAGATACCATAACATTAACTAAAGATACTGCAACTTTCTGGGTTCGTCGTGATAATATTATCTGGTTTGAAACTGAATTAGGTGGGATGGCAAAAACTGCATTTACCAGAATTACAGTTAACTGTAAGACAATGGAAACCAATATAATCGAACAACGTAATTTTGATGATAAGCTTAATTATATCAATACAATTAGTGGCTTAGATAATAAAAACAGCAAAGACCCTAAAGGTATAGTTAATCAAGTGGCAGGCTTTATTGCCTGTGGTCCACTTAAAGCTAAAGTCTCTGATGATGAAGAAGTGGATGATCGTCCATATGCCCAGCCATTGGCAATTCCACCAGAAAATGATAACAAGCCAAAACGGTTCTTTACATAGCCATGTACTTTTATTAGCAATCATGTTATAATTGTTTAATTAAATTATGGTTATTATATGGAACAAAGACACCTCTGGTTAGATTTAGAATCAACTATCATTACTCCTGTATTAGATGGTTGGTGGAATACTCATCTCGTTAATACTAACAAGATAAAAGGTTTTATTGAAGGTTTCCAACCTGATCATATTAACATCTTTTCCTTTGCAATTTGGGATGATGACCAACTCAGAAAATTTAATGAAGGAACTCGTCCAATGATTGAACAGTTCCTGGATCGTGAATTAAATATCGTGCTGCGGGTTGATCAAGATATTATTCCAGCATGTTGTGATGTAATGAAACTCCACAAATCTAAAGTTGATTTTAAAGACATGAGTGACTTTTGGAATAAGCATCAAGCATTCCGATTGACTATGTTTAATCGTCACAAAAAAACATGGTCGACAACCGGAGTAGAAACTAAGGTTGCTCTTTTAGATGATGTTGTAATAAATGAGCATTTTGTATGGACTGATCTTCATGTGACAGGTTCCATAATTAATATTGATACAGGAATATAATGAATTTTACAGATAGACAAATTGAACTGATTGTTCAAGATTTAGAAATGAAGGCTTCACAAGTTGCTGATACAATTAATGCATCTTATAAGTGGTCTGATAAACCACAGAATCCAGATTTATATAAATTAACAAATGAATACAAAGCTGTCTTAGCAATCAGACAACTTCAGGCGGAAATTGCATTACTTAAAGAAGTTGATGTGATTAAGACTAAAGCATTCACTGCACCAAAACCTATCCCACTCCGTGGACCAGATAAAGCACCTCGTAAAAAACGTGGTCCTCCAAAACCAAAAACCACAACCCCCAATCTATAATCAATAAGGAACATATATATACAATGTCAGAAATTACATCTTTTAAACTTCTTGGTGGTGATGAAATCGTCGCTGAAGTTTTGTCAGTAAATCGTAAAGCGGTCAAAGCAACAAAAACCCTTTTGAATGAAAGTGAAGCACCAAAAGCTAAGAAACCTGCTGCTAAAGAAACTGGTGAGATTCTTTCTTATACAGTTCGTCGTCCACATATTCTCCAATTCCAGCCAATGGGTAATGGTCAGTTAGGACTTGCATTTGTTCCATGGACACTTTCAAATCCAACTATTGAACGTCTTGAAATCCCAGCATCTGCTGTCATTTTACCATTTTCACCTTCAGCAAATGTTGAACGTGAATATATCCAACAAACTAGTGGTCTTGCATTAGCACCAGCTGGTTCACGTATCTCTACCTAATATGTCAAATATTGATCCTCAACTAAAAGAAGCTATAGATACTGTTTTTACAAGACTTGGTAAGCTAAGTAATGAAGAATTCAAAAACAATCTTGATGCCTATATGGATGGGGTCTTTGCTAGACATGAACAAGAAACTTTAAATAAGGAAAACATGAAACAACTTAAATTAAGAGCATTACATGATCGCGTTATCGTTATTCGTGATGAAAACGAAGTAAAATCAAAAAGTGGTATTATCATCCCTGATACAGCTCAAGCAGCTGAAAAACCTGATCAAGGTGTGGTTGTAGCAGTTGGTCCTGGTAAATACCACAGAGATGGACATTTAGTTCCACTTGAAGTCAAAATTGGAGACCAAATCTTGTTTGGGAAGTATAGTGGTCATGCAGTCAAAATTGAAGGTGTTGAGTATGTCACAATGACAGAACTTGATGTGCTTTGTATTATAGGGTAAATACTCTACACTTTTTAGAGTAACTATGGTATAATTATCATAAATAAAGACAGAGGTAATAGATACCTCTGTACACAATAATCCATTTAGGAGCTAACATGGAAACCAGTAAAAAAGACTTAACAGTCATCATCGGTCGATTCTCACCATTACATAATGGACATTGCGAATTAATCCAACGTGCTTTGAAAACATCAAAAGCTGTCCTTATACTAATAGGCAGTGCTGATCAAGCCCGCAATACAAAAAACCCCTTTACCTATTTAGAACGTGAACAACTAATCCGTGATTATACATGGGCTGGTCATAACATTGCAACTGTTAGAATTTTGCCATTACATGATCATCCTTATAATGATCAAGCATGGATTCGTGAAGTTCAAGATGCAGTTGATAAAACAAAAACTGATTTGGCTGATATCATTGGCTTAAATCCAGAAACATATCTTTCCGGTTCTGATCGTGATAAATCAACATATTACCTTAAAATGTTTGGTGACTTTTTCAAACTTGACTTGATTGAACAACATCCTGTTGAAGTTGAATTAAGTGCAACTAAAGTTCGTCATATGTTTTTTGATCAACATGCAAGAGCTGATTCTTTAGTTGAAATTGAAGATATTGTTCCCGCACAAACAGTTCACTTCTTATCACAGTTCAGAAAAACAGAAATGTATACTGCATTAGTTAAAGAATATGAATTCGTTGAAGGCTATAAAACAGCTTGGAAAATCAAAACTAACAAACCAATTTGTTTTAAAGATGACACAACTAAAACTAATCAACAATTAATTAACGAATTACAGGAATTACGTGGTAAAATAGGGGTTCCTTATGCACCGATCTTTTCAACAGTCGATACTGTTGTTATTCAGTCAGGTCATATATTAGTTAATGTTCGTGGTGATTTTCCAGGTGTTGGCCTTTGGGCACTTCCTGGTGGATTCCTTGAACAAGATGAAACATTACTTGATGGTGCAATCCGTGAATTAATTGAAGAAACCAGCATTGGACTTTCAAAAGCCCAATTATATGGTTCTGTAAAAAGTAAAGAAATTTTTGATTACCCAACTCGCAGCTTACGTGGTCGTACTATTACCACCTGCTTCCTGTTGAAATTAGATGATAGTAAACCACTACCAAAACTGAAACCTCAAAAAGGTGAAGTTATTCGGACAATGTGGTTGCCAATCAATGAGGCCCTGAAAAATCCTCAAAACTGGTTTGAAGATCACTATCATGTTGTTGTAACAATGGTCGGAAGACTTTAACTGCCACGAGATAGACTCAAGGCATATTTTAACAAACGTAAGGAGCTTACTATGAAACTCGCAGACTATTTAAAAGCAATTGCACCAACCGCCTCTGATATCCAATATACACAAGATGAACAACTTGTTATCAGTTTGATTCTTCGTATGGACTCATACAAAATTTCTCATCCTTTCTTGTACCCAGATGGTATTAAAGGAATGACATCCTACGGTGAAGCACGTGTTGCACACAGCCAAAATATTATCCCATTTGGTATGCAACTGTTGATCAAACGTTATTTGACACAACATATCACCTTTAAAGATATCGACAATGCAGAAGCCTTTGCATTCAAACACCTGGGCCGCAAATTGTTTGCTCGTGCCGCATGGGAAAAAGTCGTTACTAATTATGATGGCTATCTGCCATTAACTATTCGTGCAGTACCTGAAGGTACCCAAATGCGCGGTGGTCAACCACTTTATACAGTCACAGTTATTGATGATGTATTGGCATGGATGTCAGCTGCATTTGAAACAATGATTCAACGTGGTGTATGGTATCCAACTACCATTGCTACTCAAGACTTTGAAGTCAAACAAGAACTCAAACGTTACTATGAACAAACTGGTGCAGACATGAATCTGTTACCTTTCGCACTACATGACTTTGGTGGCCGGGGTGTAACTTGTGCAGAACAAGCAGAAATTGGTGGAGCTGCTCATACAGTTAGCTTCATGGGTTCGGATACAATTGAAGGTATCTTGGCTGCAAACTTCTACTACAAAGAAGACATGGCAGCATATTCTGTTGTCGCTTCTGAACATGCGGTTGAATGTTCTTTTGGTAATGGTAATGAAAATGCTATTAAGTATTTGCGTAAAATGCTTTCCTTAGCAGAACCAGGAACCATTGTATCGATCGTAATTGACGGCTATAATGTATACCGTGAAGCTGAATTGCTTTGCACCAGCCCATTGAAAGACGAAATCATTGCATCTAAAGCAAAGGTTGTATTCCGTCCAGACTCTGGTGATATGTTGGAAGTTGTTCCACGTATCCTTGCTTTGCAAGAAACTGCCTTTGGTTATACAATGACCAGCAAAGGTTACAAAAAAATTAACCACGTCGGTGTATTGCAAGGTGATGGTGTTGATCGTTTAGCAATTAACACACTGCTTGGTAAATTGATTTACAGCTATGGTTATGCTGCTGATGTTGTATTGTTTGGTTCTGGTGGTGCATTGTTACAAAAATGTAATCGTGATACTTTGAAATTTGCACAAAAAGCTTGTGCGATTTTGGTTGAAGTATCGCCAGGAAGTGAAGATCTTTACTGGAAAGGTATTGCAAAAGATCCTATCACTGATAGTGGTAAAAAATCTAAAGAAGGTGTATTGACAGTGGTCCGCAGCAAAATGACCGGTGAATTGAGTGTTGGTCGTCTTGACTTAGGTCCAATCTCGGAAGACTTTGAAGATATTATGCAAGTCGTTTATCATCAAGGTAAATTGTATAATGAAACCACATTGGCTGAAGTTCGCTATCGGGTTTCCATCTAAGGAATAATTATGAGAGAAAATCATAAAGCGTTTGTTGAATATGTTAAAAATGTTGCTGAATCCATGCGTGATGATGCAGGGCATAATGGCCGCATGGATGATGGTGGTGCTGGACGCCTAGAAGATACCATTATGGCTTATGATGGTGGTGTTCTCGGAATAATTCCAGCTTCTCTTGATTCTCTATGGCAACAATTCAAGAAAGAAAAAGACACTGAATATCAAGAATATCAGCGGCTGAAAGCAAAGTTTGAAAGTGAACAACAGCCAAGTGGTGTTTGGCGTTCCAGCCGTTATCAAGAACACGGTTAAAAAGTTTTATACTGAAGTATGATCCAGTATATAAAGATCATACATAAACTAGAAGAGGTATTATTATGAAAAGCACAGGTATGGGTATGTCAATGGAAAAAATGATGGGTCGCATGTTTAAACGTGTTGATACCGTTGTCTGGGATTTAATGTCAGGTAAACTTGGCGTCCGCAATAGTGATGGTGAAATTGTAACCTTCGAAGGTGAAGGCGATGATGCACGACTCACAATTAATCCATTTGAAGATTTCGGTGTTGCACTGCCAGCATTTGCTCAGTCAACTCCATTTGATTCAGTTAAAGTTGGTGACTTAATCTACACAAATGGTGACACACCAGGTTGGATTACAGAAATCAAAGTAACACCAAAAACAAAAACATCTGATGGTGGCAAAAAGTCTTTCCGTCTGATGCGCGCCAGTGGTTCAGTTACCACATGGATTCCACCAAAAGTTTCAATGTTCGGTTTGGAATCTGGTGTATTGGTTGTCCGCAGCTTGATGACAATGCTTCCAGGTGGTGAATCTGGTTTGGCTGGTCTTCAAGGTATGATTATGCCAATGATCCTGATGGGTGGTGGCGAAGATGGTAATATCGAAAAAATGTTGCCATTAATGTTGATGATGCAAATGGGTAATGGTGGTGCAGCTGGTGCAAATCCAATGGGCGGTATGATGCAAACCATGATGATGATGAAAATGATGGGTGGTGACACTGGTGGTTTCGGCAACATGTTTGGCGGATCATCTACTAAATCCCCATTCAAAGGTTAATATAACCATAACTCAATAAGGAGAATACCATGGGTTCAGAACGCTTTACACGTGCCGCTTATGAAACATATGCGACAACAACCAGTCTACGATCATCAAGCCGTGAAGAAGTGTTTACTTCACGAAATATTCCACAAGCACTTGATCCTAAAAAGATCCTGTTGCGTGAATCTTGTGATTCAGCATTAAATCCACAATCCACACCAATCATTTTTGGTTTGGATGTAACAGGTTCAATGGGATTTATTCCAGAATATGTTGCAAAAGAAGGACTTCCTGATGTTGTTGAACGTATCTATGAAGAACTTCCAGTTACTGATCCCCATGTTATGTTTATGGGAATTGGTGATGTTTATGATGATCAGGCACCATTGCAAGTTTCCCAGTTTGAAGCTGGTGCTGTAACATTGATTGAACAGCTCCGCACATTATGGCTTGAAGGTCATGGTGGTGGAAACAACACAGAATCATATGACTTGCCATGGTATTTTGCTGCACATAAAACAGCAATTGATTCATTTGACAAACGTGGGGAAAAAGGTTTTATCTTTACATTTGGTGATGAAATGCCACCACATAAAGACGGTTTGTCAGCTCGTGATTTGAAACGTACTTTCGGTGAAGGTCAACATATTGCTGCTGGTACTACTAAACAATTACTTGAAGAAGTTCAAAAACGTTACCAAGTATTCCATATCATTGCTGAAGAAGGTAGCTATTGCCGTGGCTATCGTTTGCCTAGTGTTCAACAGGCTTGGGTTGATTTGTTAGGACCAAATGTAATTATGATGAAGAATCATAAAGATTTGGCAGAAATCATTGTTGCCACTTTGAAAATTGCAAAAGGCGCTGATATTAAAACGATTCTTAAAGAATCAGAAATCAAAGAAAACCTGAAACACGCATTCTCAAACGCGGTATAATTAGGTATTATTGATGAAGAAAGACTATGATGAAAAAAATCGGACATGCAGTTATTGGGGCGGGATTTGGTGATGAAGGTAAAGGTTTAATTACCGATTACCTTTGTCGGGAATATACCACCAAACATTCATCACCAATAAATGTCCGATGTAATGGTGGGGCACAAGCTGGTCACACTGTTATTGATGATGGTAAGCGACATGTATTTGGACATGTTGGGGCAGGTACATTTGCCGGTGCCTCAACATTCCTATCAAGTAAATTTATTGTTAATCCATTTGCTCTACATCGGGAAATGGATATTATTGGTAAACTAACAGGACTTCGTCCTTGCATTGAGGTTCATCCTGATTGTGAAGTTACCACAGTATTTGATATGGCACTCAACGGTTTGAGGGAGTTAGCTCGTGGTGATAATCGCCATGGTTCCTGTGGAGTTGGTATTAATGAAACAATTACCCGTGCTCAAGCTGGTCATTCATTTACTATTAAGGATTTGGATTGTCAAGTACAAGAAAAACTCCGGAAGATTTTTAAAGAGTGGTGGTTTCCACAATTTGAAGAATTGGATAAGCAATTTAAAACCCCAAGTTTAAAAACTGATGAATATGATTTCGCAAAGATTTTTGATTTAGCAAATTACTTTACTGGTGATGACACAATCTTTAATAATGAGACAAACGTTTTAGCGACTTCATATAATTTATTTTATCAAGTCACACAGCGTCCGACTTTAAATCATTGTGCAACTCATTATGTTTTTGAGGGTGCACAGGGACTTCAATTAGATGAATTCCTTGGACAGTTTCCACATGTCACCAGATCAATTACCGGTTTGGCATCTTCATTACTTGCGGCTTATGAACTTGGCGTAACTGAAATTACTCCAGTTTATGTTACCCGTTGCTATAAGACTCGGCATGGTGCTGGATTATTGAAACATGAAGGGCGATCAATCACAGATAAAGTATTAGCTGATAATACTAATGTGACTGGTCAATGGCAAGGTGAGTTTAGATATGCACCACTTGATATTGATGAATTGGCTAGTTTTATTATGGCTGATTTAAACCGAGCTCGGTCATTAGCTGAAATTTTGAGGATTAACATTAATCCATCTGAATTGGCTATAACTTGTTTAGATCAAATGGGGGAAATGGTTAAAATAATGTGGGGTGATAGTTCTTTTAATCTCACCCCTGATGAATTAGTAAAAATACTTAATTCAAAAGTTTTACAAACTATTTATACAAGCTATGGACCATCTGCAAGTGATGTAATTGAGCTAACAAAAAATAGGCATGCATACATATAAGGAATTATAATGAAAGAAACACAACCATTTTCACCAAGTGATGCTTTACAAGCAAAGATTAACTTTATTCCACCTGAAATTATTGAAACTGTTAATGGATATTTGTCAACACGATTAAATATACCTAATTCTATTTCTATAAAGCAAGAAGAAATTATTCAAGGCGCTCGGAAACTAATGGGTGTTCGTGGTGAAGGTTTCTCCAATCATCACTTCTTTAATCAAGGTTGGCTTGAAATTGAATCCCTGTATCAGAATTGTGGTTGGAAAGTTGCATATCATAAACCTTCTTATGATGAGTCTTTTGAGGCATATTTTGAATTTACTGCCAAAAAGACACCAGAATAAATTTTATAATAAGGTATCTTTTTAAGTTAAATCACGTTATAATAATAAATAATGTTTTTAAGGATAGTATTATGGCTGATTTAACTGATAAAAAGGAAGATAAACTCAATATTGCGTTTCCGCAGATTGATCCATCCCTTATAGACAAAAAATTATCTGCTAATCCTGCTAAGTATGTTTCTAAACAGAAAACTCTTAGTGAATCATTAGCAATTGTAAATGTTGATTTTGCCAGAATTGGTAAAATGATTGAGCTCTTGTGGGGTTCACAAGAACTACAAACAAAATTAGAATCAATGGTAAGAATGGATAGACCTGAACGACAGGGCTTTCCAGTACCAGTTGGTTTAGCATTAATGAATATCTATATAATTCACATGGAAGAATTCCATTTTGAACCAAAAGGTATTTGGACTAAAACTTGGGAATTATAAAAATTTCAAAAATTTTTTATTTTCTATAAATATAACACGATTAACTTATTAACTTAAAAGACAAATTTATGTCCGCTTCGATTTCCGCCTTATCATATTATCCATCGCTATTAGCGGGCGGGTCAATACTCCCTGGAAAGAAGTGTCCTTTTGAATAAACTGCTATTGTGCATTTTATGATAAGGGACCTAATGATTAGGTCCCTTTTATTTTATATGTGTTACAATTTAAATGTGTACTTTGAAAAGAAAAGTGAATATAATAAAAACTGTTGAGTGTGACAAAAATCTTTATAAAATAATTTAAAATTTTTGTATACATTTTAAGAAATAGATGTTATAATGAATGACGATGAAACTTCTCGGAAAAAGTGGATCCTACAGGCTTACGAGCCGAGTCAACCACAGTTTCGTTGAATTAATTTATTAACCACATAACGCTGGTTAAAGTTTTAAAATTCTTTAATAATTTAAACTTTTTTAAATCAAATTCGTATGGTTACTACTTTTTAATTAAAGTCCTAATCATACGAGTTTACAAACTCTGGTTAGCTGAGGGGATTAGCACCACTATGACATGGTGAAGACATTGGTTCGATTCCAATACTAGAGACCATTTAAAAACTTATTTTGTGTGGCTAGAAATGACTATAGCTATGGGATATTGGTTCCCTATATGTGGGTTTGAATCTCACCAATAAGTAAGTTTCTAAATGGTATTATATTTAAATTTATTCTCTGCTGTCGTCTAATTTGGCAAGACGGTGAGTTAAAAGTCCTCACTATGTTGGTTCGATTCCAACGAGTCTGAATAAATTTAAATATGATATTATTATCAAAAGCGCCGATGAAAAATATCTGTATCGACGCTATCTGGTGTGCGCATTAATTTTACAACTTTGGGTGTAGACGGTTACCAGAGCACTTTTGATAATTTTATTATGGGGTAGAAGCATCAATGGTGATGCAGTGGACTGTAAATCCGCCGGCCTTTGTGCCATGCCAGGTTCGATCCCTGGATACCCCACCAGTTTTTATATTGAATAATATTATGACAATGCGGGTTTAAACATTACTAGAAATAGTTGCTATTCATATGAATAGCAGTTTAGAAAGCGCTGGACCATCTAGTGTTATTCAATATAAAAATTATGTGTCCGTGGGTGAGTGGTTGAAACCGGCTGTCTGTAAAACAGTCCTCGAAAAGCGCGTTGGTTCGAATCCAACCGGGCACACCAAGATTTGGAGAGCAATGCAGCGGGGATGGTCCTGCGACTGGCCCTGAAAACCAGGTTCTGGCGAAATGCCGGATGGGGTTCGACTCCTCTGCTCTCCGCCAAGATTAACATAAGTTTTATGGTGAGCTGGACAGAAATAGTTTACCCAGTCGATAAGATTTATGTTATAATACATTTATGGTTATGATGCCTGACTGAAACGGGCGTAGAGTGGCGTGGTCGTGGAGAACAGTTCGATTCTGTAACATTCTTTTTCAGATCATGACCATATTTTAATGTGATTTATACGATATCAGCTGACGATACCGTGGAATGGAAACCCTGGCTTGCCATGGCAAGCCCTGTTAGTTCCTGCCCCACCTAAAATAGGAAGAAACAATAATAGATCATATTAAAATATGTGTTATATCAAAGTATACTATGTATTAGATAACGATTTTCTGGGCCGGAAATATTATGTGTCTAATATCCGTAAGGATGAAATTACAGCAGAGGTTCAGCCTCCGTGCATAATTCCTTTTAGTGTATTTTAATATAATGCGTACTTAGCTCAGTTAGTAGAGCGCTCATGGGAATAGCGGCCGCAGGTACCGTGTGAGGTCGATGGAGCGAGGCCATCAGTACGCACCAAGAATTATGGGTATGAAGCAGACATTGGCACATGCAGTCGGATAGGTATTACATAACCGTTTGAATCCGAAGATTGCGGTTCGATTCCGCAGATATCCACCACAAGTTTAGTAGGTCATGCATGATGTAATCGCCTCACAGAAAGGTCTGCATGATTGGCAAAGCGGCGATTATCGAGGTTCAAGTCCCTCACTACAAATTTTACAAAGCCGGAAGATACTCTGTTTTATCGCAGAGCCGGCTCCAGTACAATGCGGAAGTAAGCTCAACTCTGAGAGCTCCTGTGCGCTTAGCATGGGGAGTATAGGCGAGAATCCTATGTTCTGCACCAGTATAAAGTCGAAGTAGCTCAGAGAAAGAGGGCCCGTAAGTGGGACAGTCGGTGGTTCAATTCCACCCTTCGGCACCAGAATTGCAAACCGTTATTAATGATTATCTCGGAAAAAATCTTCGTTAATGTCTTTTTGTTTGCACTAAGAATAATGTAGTTAGCACTTCAGATATAATTTTTACATGTTGATGATACATCTTTTTCACAACGTAAGGAGAGTAACATGAAGGTATTTATTTGGTCATATGTATCAGAGTTAACAGACAACTATCATTCCAGTGGTGGTTTAGTCGTGTTTGCAAATGATATAGAACGAGCGATGGAATTAGCAATAGCTCAAGGTGTTGAATTTTCAGCTGATGAAGTACCTGACGACGTTCGCGTTGTTGATGGTGGTGCAGAGGCTGTTTGGATAATGCCGAATGCAGGTTGCTGCTAACAAAAGGGGGAAACCCCTTTAGAATATGCGGCCTATCTACTGGGATAGGGCACAGCCTTCCAAGCTGTTGGATGGGGTTCGAATCCCCAAGGCCGCTCCAGTTTTGAAAGATAATATGAAAATATTTGAATTATTAAAAGATTTAATATTACCAGAAAATGATTGTATTCTTACTGAAAATAATCTATTTGAAATGGCTAATATCAAACCAAAAGAATCAGGTTTACCACTAGTAATATTTGCTTCAACTAAGTATGATATGCATGCAGCTAGAATTAAAGTTAGTAATATCCCAAACACTTTTTCTAAAGATGATAATTTTGTAATTACTATTTCTAAAACACCAAAAATAGTTGCAGGCAAACCAAAATATAATCAACAGCAAATTAATGATATCTATGACTGGATATTACTTAATTATGATACTTTGATGAAATTTTGGAAAGATGAATATGATTCAAATATTGATTTTTATAATGATTTGAAAAAAATATAATAATTGGGGGTTTAGCTCATCTGGTAGAGCGTCTGGTTTGCAACCAGAAGGTGAACGGTTCGAGTCCGTTAACCTCCACCAAGTTTTAAGAAATGCCCTGGTAGCTCAGCGGATTATCGAAATTACCCATAACATTCACGTGTTCATGTGTGGGATAAAGTAAATACGGGTTAGTAATGGAGTAGGCAAGTAGATTAATAGTGCAAATTAATTTATCCTATAAAGTAATTAATTCTGAGAGCAATGGATATTATAATCCATAGGTCATTGGTTCGAATCCAGTCCGGGGCGCCAAATTTGTAGTACGTATCATGTCTAAATCTAATGACACTGAGGATTAATCTATACAAGAAACAGAATCAGATTTATATAAATATAATCGGAGTGTAGCACAGCCCGGTAGTGCGCTTGCTTTGGGAGCAAGAGGTCCAAGGTTCGAATCCTTGTACTCCGACCAGTTTTTTGATATGTAACTCGAAAGAGTAAGGAACGTCAGCAAAGCCTATCCCTAGAAACGCTGACAGAATATGCGGAACATATCAATATGATTTAAAGAAAGTACTTTGTCTGGGTGTATTGTCAGCCTGGTAGACGACTCGGCTTGGAACCGAGAGGACGCTGGATCGAAGCCAGCCACCCAGACAAAGTATTTTTAAAGAACAATTGCGGGGTAGAGAAGCTTGGTCATCTCGCTATCCTCATAAGTTAGAAATCGATGGTTCAAATCCATCCCCCGCAACTCATGCTGTTTTGTACCATTCCTTATAAATATATGTTTATAAGGAATACAAAATGCGCAAACAAAAGAAGTACCATTATACCTATAAAACTACTTGTTTAATTACAAATAGATTTTATATTGGAATGCATTCAACTAATGATTTGAATGATGGCTATTTAGGGAGTGGGAAAATTTTGGGTTACTCTATTCGCAAATATAGCAAAGAGAACCATAAAAAAGAAATACTTGAATTTTTTAATTCAAGAGATGAACTTAAAGCTGGAGAAGCACAATTAATTAATGAAGATATTTTAAAAGATCCTTTATGTACTAATTTAAAAATTGGTGGTGAAGGTGGTGGTAAATTATGGAATCAATCTCATGCAGATAAATTTCATAAAGCTGGACATAAAGCAATGGAAGCTAGTCTTACACCAGAACAAAAATCTAAACGTGCTTCAAAAGCAAATGCTACTAGAAAAGCTAGAGGTGGTATTTGGAATACTAAAGCAGGAACAGAAGCTGCTAGAACTAGTAAAAAAAGAAAAATAACAATGGCTACTAGAGGTCATCAACAAGGTATAAAAAATTCCAATTTTGGTAAAACTAATTATTGTGTATCTAAAAATGGTATTACAAAAAGAATTATAAAAGAACAACTTGAATCTTATTTAACTACTGGTTGGGTAAGAGGTATAAAGAAAAATGAAGGTCCCGTATCTGGTCAGCAGAGTCAGCTCTTACCGTCTTCAAAAATTAAGGAAAAGATAATGAAATATTTAACTGAGCAAGAAGCTATTGAAGCTGCTAAGGCACAACTTGATGGTAGTTTAATTGAGTTTGATGGTCAGAATTGTGATGACTGTGCAGGTTGGGATGGTCAGGATCGTCAGGATCGTCGCTGTGAATGTGGAAATCGCCGAGTCTGTTGGGAAACTTATGGAAATAAGGTTGAAGGCTTTACTGCTTATGCAATCGCATATTAAATATGCCTGTAAAACAAAAAGAAATTGCTAAAGAATTATATGTAAGAATACAAGAATATATTAGTGATATTCTTTTAATGGAACCACAGTGTAATGATACAACATTACATGTTTTACAAAAACATGTAAATTTTATTATTAGACAATGGGAACTTACACATTTTAATGCATATGAATTAAGTTTAGTTACTTTTACATTAACTTTGTTTTATCAGGGTGATACTATTAATATGAAACCATCACATGATTTTAAATTATTATATGTTGGTAAATGTCCAGCAGAGCCAAATGATACTGTGAGTTATCCAACCTATAATAGAAAATCATTATGATAAATAAACCTGGAATTCAATGTAGTCGGATGCAACAATTATTATTGAAACAAATACATTATTTAATACCTGGAAATACAAGTGATGATGTGGTTATTATTCATCATATAACTGAAGATACTGGTAATAAGTTACAGTTAGAAATAGAAAGAAGAAATTCTTTTGGAATTACTTTTGAAAGAATTGTTTTATAAGAATTATGCGGATGTGATGTAATTGGTAGCCATGCGAGTCTAAGAAGCTCGTGCCGAGAGGCGTGTAGGTTCAAGTCCTATCATCCGCACCAGTATTGATCTGATAAATACCAAAACCAGAATAGAGGTTTTGCTATCCAGATAATGACCTTCCTGTAAAGGCTTGGTAGGACTTTATGGGTGATTAGGGGTTACTGAATGCACAGTCCCTAGTGACGCTGTTAAAAGCTTGCATATGGCCATGGGTACCTCCTATCTTAATGGATTCATGGCCGCCCAGTTTAAAGAAGTACCTAAAGATGCGGGATAGTGTAATCCGGTTAACACGCGGGGCTCATAACCCTGAAACATATAATGCAAGTCTTGGTTCAAATCCAAGTCCCGCTTCTTTAGGTATTTCGGTTTTGGTCCTGTAGTTAAAATGGTTATAACCCTCGACTCATAATCGAGCATTCCGGGATCGTCTCCTCGGTGGGACCACCAAGTTTTATAAATACATGTACTTAATTCAAATAATAAGGTATAATGTATGAAGATGGATAATTTACTACAGTTAACAGAATCATTAGATTCCAAGTTTGATTCAGTCAAATGGGGAACATTTTATGGTGCAATTGCTGGTACCGGTGAATTAGATGGTAATGAATATAAAATATTGATTCAACCCTTTAATTTTGATGGTGAACAAGATCCATTTAGCTGGTTAAATATCGCCTTTATTAGAATGGTTGATGGAAAACCAGAACAAGATTTAATAGGTGATAAACCTAAAAGTGCAATGAAGATTTTTGGTGCGATCGCCAATGAATTAAAAGATAAAATACCAAAACTTAATACTGAGTATGATATCAAAGCATTAATATTTGTTGCTATTACAACAGAACATAAAAGATTTTTGACTTACAAGAAGATAATATCATCGAGTTTATTAGCTCCTTGGAAGTTTGATAGTGATATAACAACCAAGCATGGTTCAGCGGTAATTGCTTCTAAGAAAAAATTATCAAAAGAAGACTTAGATGGAATTAAAGGTAATTTAGAAATGGCCTTTATGATGAATGGAATGGATTAATATGAAGATAATGCAGCAGTTTCTTCTTGAAAGAGAATATTCTGTATTTGATGATCGAGTAATAAATGAGATGGTTAATCTTGGTAAAAATACTACCAAATTACCAGTTATAATTTATATCTCTGATAATCGGGGTGTTAATCATGGACCAAGAATTAAAGTAAATTCTGAATATGGAAATACATGGTCGGGAAGTAGTTTTACTATTACAATAGATGCAGAGCCAAGAGTTATTGGTGATACTAAAAAAATAAAAAAAGATGATATGTTGGATATAATAGATTGGGTAAAATTAAATAAAGAAATTTTACTTTCTTATTGGAAACAAGATATTGATATTGCCGAAGTTATATCAGGTTTAAAATATATATATAAAGAACAATGTCCCAGTAGCTCAGTGTTAGAGCAGCTTCCGTTGAGGGAGCGTGGCGGTAGGTTTAAATCCTACCCTGGGGCACCAAAATTAGGTTAATGTGGCTACTAAAATTGCACAAAGAGAATGAGGTAAACCTACTCTTTACACAACAAAATTAACCTAGCAATATAATGGGGATGGTACAGGGTACAGAAGTCTTTTGCAAAGAATTCCCGGTGAGTTCGAGTCTCTCCTTCTCCACCACTAACAATGCGGATATAGCTCAGTGCCTAGAGCGCCTTCTTTGATGAGGGGTGTCGGTGGTTCAATTCCATCTATCTGCACCAGATTTAAAAGTATTGACCTCTCAGATCAAAACAGAGCAGCCGTCCAATTCTCATGTTAATACTTTTATATTATAATGCGGGATTAGCTCAGTTGGTAGAGCACTTGCTTGCCAAGCAAGATGTCGGGGATTCAAGTTCCCCATTCCGCTCCAATTTTGAAAGCACATCATGAAACCAGTCTATCGAGTGTATTATATAGAATATGAAGCCGGTTGGGGTTCACGCCCTGATGGTCATCGAGATTTTGATGGTAATACAGCTCTTGAAGATGCCAAAGCACATATTAAGGAATTTAATTCCAAGAATACTGCAAAAGTAGTTCCTTCATGGTATATGATTGCTGAAGGTCCAAAGCTTATTGATTTGGATACTTAAGAAAAATCGTGGAATCTTCTTTTTTAATATCTCGTGTATTAAAAAAGATGTAGTTTAAATACTCATTTCACGTCTAAACAATGTCGAGGTATCTTAATGCAAAAAGCATAGGCCTTAGCTGAACCATGTAGGTTTAAATCCTACCCTCGACACCAAAATCTCGTTACAATTATTTTTAAATAAAAGTGTACAACTTCCAGATATAAGCCTATAATTACTTCATTGATTCAAACCTGAATCTGATTTTAAAGGAAAATATAATGGCACACGCAATCACAATCCGTAAAAATGGTCTTGCTGAAATGGCTTATGTTGGTACTGAAAAGCCTTGGCATGGTTTAGGTCAATCTCTTGAAGCCGGTGCTGACATGGCAACATGGAAAGAAGCTGCTGGTATGGATTGGAATATCAAAACAAGTCCTGTAACTTTCGGTGTTGATGGTGAAGTTGGTACAATTCCAGATAGTAACGTTTTATATCGTTCAGATACAAAAGAAGCACTGTCAATTGTGTCTTCTAAATATAAAATTGTTCAACCTGGTGAAGTTTTGGATTTTTTCCATGACTTGACTGATGCAAATGGTTTCACCTTGGATACTGCTGGAACTCTATTTGATGGCCGCCGTTTTTGGGCACTTGCATCAATCGGTGAATCTGCTTGTATCGTTGGTGATGACAAAGTTGATGGTTACTTGTTATTGTCATCAAGCTGTGATGGTACATTAGCAACTACAGCACGTTTCACAACAGTGCGTGTTGTTTGTAATAACACTTTGGGTATGGCTTTGCAAGGTAAAGCACGTGAAGTTGTTATTAGTCATCGTACAGCATTTGATGCAAACAAAGTTAAAAACCAATTGGGAATTGCGCGTGGTAACTTTGGTGACTTTCTTGGAGCTGCTCGTCAGTTGGCTGCAACTTCAATGTCAACACGTCATGCTGAAGAATTTGTTGAAAACTTGCTGCGTGATTCAAAAATGATTTATGCCGATGATGTTTCAAAATCAAAACAGTACATGAAAATCATGGACTTGTTTCAAGGTGGCGGAATTGGCAGCGAAATGCAATCTGCTGAAGGTACTGCTTGGGGTCTGCTGAACAGTGTTACAGAATACATTGATCATCATGCAACAGCAAAAACAAACAGCCATCGTATGGCAAATGCATGGTTTGGTAAAGGTGATGATTTGAAATCACTGACACTGCAACGTTTATTGGCAACTGCTTAATATCAAAACTGCTAGTGGAGAAATCCACTAGCTATCGTTATCCTTCTCAGCTTTGGCGAGCGGCTAAGTTTTATAAACTTGGGAGAGTGGCTAGATTGGCTACAACGGCACGGATCGTAACCGTGGAGAAGGACCAAAAATTTATATGGTTGATAAGATTAGTCATAGAGGCTAGCACCATCTTTTATTGAATAAATCGAGTCCTAAGTAGCATCACGACTCTCGATGGGGGAAACCTTAGGAAGAATCTAAAAGGAAATATATGTCAATACTTTGCACCTCACCTTGTTTTCCGAAGTGTACATCAGAAGCAACTGCAGTCTTAAAAAATATGAATAAGAACTATTTAGGACACAATTGTGATAAACATATACCTAAAGGTACTGCTAAAGATTATATTATTGAACCTTTAGAAGAACCAACAGTAATTAAAGAATAATCGATACCCTACCCAAAGGGTTCATGAGAGTGGTTGGAAGCATCATGACGATCTGAGGGGACCTTCCCAAAGGAACTCAGTGACCTGTATCGAAGGAATTATGCGCGCGTGGCGGAATGGCATACGCTCTGGTCTTAGAAGCCAGCGCCCGTGAGGGATTGGGAGTTCAAGTCTCCCCGCGCGTACCAAATAAAAAGAGCGTCGTCCTATGGCGTAGAGTAACACTAGGATGCTGTGCACGGCTGTCGGGTTCGATTCCCAGTGGCGCTTGCTAGAATTTGATGTGAATAGTGCAGTTTGATGCACACCTCGGGCCTCGAAATCTGGGCGGGAACTGTCAGATGCAATGTCGGGCTGATGAAACACGGCATAAACTATAAGTGGTCATGAACGTTTATAGGTTGTTCAAGTTAGGTTCAAATCTAATACACATCAAAAAAAATTTGGAGAATGGTGATCAGATGGTTCTGACGCTTGTTTGGAAAACAAGTTGGGGTCGAAAGATCCCAGGGGTTCAATTCCTCCTTTCTCCGCCAGAATATGAAGTTTTAGACGGTTATGGAGACCGGTCCGTCAGTGAGACGGATATATTATTAGTGCTGCAGCGCTAGATATCCCAGTGGTTCGATTCCCTGAAACTTCACCAAATTATGCAGTCATCTTGTTTATTGAATCTGATAGCAACAATTTCAGACAGTTTATAAGCTAGGGTAGGTTCAGACATTTATGTTCCCTCCATGAGGCATATTTAAATATGACAGCTTTAACAGAGCCGATGTGTTATCAAGAAGGTGCGGCAACATTTGATAAACGACTTAGTTACAGTAACCGCATAAATGTCATAACAAGAATTATCCGGCGGTGCAGGGAATTGGTAGACCGAGCACGCTTAAAACGTGTTGACCCCGAAAGGGCTGTGAGTTCGAATCTCACGCGCCGGACCAAGATTTAGAACCTATAAATAGGTTGGATTAAAAATACTAAAGATGACTGAACACCCATCAGAGTTGTCCCATTAAAGATTGCTAAGGTTTACTTTACTTTAATGCAGTATCAGAGAATCTTAGATCCATCGGCGAGTGGTGGAATGGTATACACTGCAGACTTAAAATCTGCCGCCCGTGAGGGATTGAGGGTTCAAGTCCCTCCTCGCCGACCAATTAAATTCTATAAATATAAGGCTATAAAATGATATCTAAACGAGTTATAACTTTAATTAATCCTTCTGAAGAAGCATTAATAATAATTCAAGGCATTATTGAAAAGCAACATTATACTTCCAATCCTAAACAGGAAGAACCATTTACTGTAAGGCTTGATGATCAAGTATTAAGTGATGTTATGTTTTTTCAGTCAGTTGATTTTGGTGATATACATGATATTGACCAACATCATAGAGTAAAAATCGAGTATTATGAAGATAGTAGTAAATATGAACCCGGTGGTAAATTTTACATAACACATATATAGGAGGCTAGCATGACTCAGCTAAACGCCCAGTTAAGGGTAGTAATTTAGGAACACCAAAACGCAGTATCCATAAAGTAAGTCAGAAGTTTAAAAGAATGGCTGAAGTATATCGAATATTTTCCCGAAGTTGGGATCATGTTTTGGATTACAGTGATGAGATGTTAATTGAGTTGTATAACTCTGAAAGCTATGGTACATCAGTATCAAGTAAGAATGGTTTCAGTGTTGGTAAAACATATTTGAATGTCCACGAAAAGATGTGGAAAGAGGATATCAAGTTAGGTCTCCTCAGAGAAAAAGAATTGTATGAAGATGGATTATTTCCACATTGGTGGTTAGACAACATTTTCGGTAATAAATAGGCTGGTTTAGCCAAGCGGTCGACGGCACTTGACTTGTAATCAAGCGAAGAAATTCCTCGTGGGTTCAAATCCTACAACCAGCACCATTATCATATATTCGAACTTTAAATAAAGAATTTTAAAATAGTATTTATGGTTTTGAATAAATATATAGCACCAAGTTTTAGGAGAATATAGGATTGAGCACAATGCCACGTTCCTTGAATATATTCAAAAAGTTAATAACAGGTTTGCTCATATTAATTTCCGTTTGTTACAATTAAAAGGTATACATTAGGTTGAAACTGACTTATAATACCTGTATTGAAGAATTTATTTGCTCGTGCCGTAAGGCATCTAGTTATCTGCATATGAGGTGACCATAATTGAGTGTGGCCACTATAGAGGCGGGGTCCAACAGGGTAAAGAACCTGGACACTAGGGAGAGGTCTCTCAATCTCGACTCTGACAAATAAATACATTTATCAATAAATACTACTTTAAGTAGTAGGTAATAGGATGGATGATACTAGACGATTAAATATGAATCAGGACCAAGCTGTACAACAAGCACTAGCTGCTATTAAGTTGTGGGGTGATCTTGATTCTGCTTTAAAACTCTTAATTGATTCGGAGTTACCTTTAGAAGTTGCCAAAAGAATACTTTTTCGAAAGCTAGGCCTGAGGGATAGTGATTGGAAATAAGAAACCCCCTTAATTCTTTCGAGAGTTAAGCGCAGACTTTAGCAATAAAGTCTTGCAATGTAGATGTAGTTCAGTGGTAGAACAGCCGTCAAAACATCGTTTTATGATTTTTGTTACCGTAAGGTGACCGCTATATAATGGTTATCTCAAACAGCTTGTCTTAGGTTCGAATCCTAACGTCTACACCAATTTTTAAAGTTTGTTTATTTGTCATATGAGTATCACTGCACACTATAGTTGTGGGAGGAAGTATTAAAATAAATAACTGCGGGATGATTTTTATAATGATGAGTTGTATTTTCACCCGCACCCTAACAATGCCCATGTACGCAATTTGGTAAAGCGGCTCTCCTCAAAAGGGAGTGGATATCTGTCAGTTCGACTCTGACCATGGGTACCAAGTTTTGTTATAAGATGTTATTCCGCTGGTGGAACATTAGGTCATTGCGAAATGTCTGCGATGAGAAACTTTTGAAAGAGATTTTCCCATCGATTACTAAAGTTAATGAGGATGGTTCTTATGTTCGACCGATTAATGGACATAATGCCACCGAATATATTTTTGGTAAACCAACTATAAAATAATCACCGAAGTGACTAGGTTGGCGGTCATCGAATTGTGCATCAGTAGATATACTGAGTTAGTGGAGATATCCAACCACACAATATCGACCAGGTGGTGACTGGTTTGGAAGGCCTGATCATTTTATAAATAGATGTACAAAAATTGTTAACTGTAGTATAATGAATTATAGAAAATTATATTGGAGTTTTATAATGGATGATTTTGATTTAACATTGATTCAACAAGCTCAATTTGATGCTTGGTTTAATAAAAAATTTCCAGTAGAAGTTAAAAATCCATCAAGATTTATAACTCGTGAAATTGCATTAGCAGCATATAAAGCTGCAGTTTACAATTCGTTATAATGGTTTTAAATAAAGCCATTATGAAGTAAAAAGCAGTTAATGGCTTTAAATAAAGCTTTTAAAAATTAATACATTACCGTCGAATATTGTTTATCCTTTACTTTGAATAAAACTCTACCGGGTTCGATTCCCGTACGTCAGGTGGCCCAGAGGACAAATCTACGATATCATTTTTGTTGTGTATTAATTTTTGGAAGTTTTAACTTTAAAATCCTTTAAATAGAAAGAGTGGATAACATAATGGTATTACCCCGGCAAGGGACACCATCTAACCCACAGCCTATTGCCGTAGGAACAGGAAAAATTCCGGTATCATTAAGGTACTGTCGTTACTGTTAGAGGATTTTAAAATTCAAATTTGGAAGTGTGGCAGAGCCTGGTTTATTGCGTCAGTCTTGAAAACTGAAGGTCGAGAAATCGGCCCGTGGGTTCAAATCCTACCACTTCCGCCAGTTAAAGGGAAACATGATTACTCTTGAAAGAAACGGTTGGGAAGTATCTCGCCGACTTGGTGTCGGAGATAGAGAACACGTCAGAGCAGGTTTACTTCAAGTCTACTGCTTACAAACTGATCAAGTCGAAGCACAGGTCGCAGGCGCTCTCGCCGCGGCTAAGAAGCTAGGCAAAACAGTTCGCGCGTACATTAACGCGAAAAAACTCAAAGAAGAAAATCCTCAGCTCCTAACTCATATCATCATGGTTACCATGGGTCAAGCCCGTGATCATGATCTAATGGAAGAGGTAGATTTTTCCCGCAAGCACTTTGATTGGATTTTAGGTCGATGCGACATCATAATCCAGCCAAAAGGTGGAACGGTAAATGATCTAAGAGACCTCATTATTGAGGTTTGGAATGATACTGATGGACGAGAAGTCCTTGGTGGAAATCCTGCAAAACTCCCTGAGAGCGAGTTACGAAAATTATATCCAGAGTACTTCGGAAGAGAAGAAGAACTTTGGAATCAAGTTATGGAAGCGTGCTAGAGCTGGTTTATTTGGCCTCCCTGCTAAGGAGTGCGTTCTGAAAAGGGCACGTGGGTTCGAATCCCACCGCTTCCGCCAAAATGTGCAGTTGCAGGATTCTGCCAACAAGTGATAAAGACTTGATAAACAACACCTGTCGAGAATTTACACACACAAAAAATAGGAAATAAAATGGAACAATTATTAATAGTACCGATGATTTTACTCGGTGCACAAGTTATAACAATGCTAGTATCTGAAATTAAAGACATTTACAAGCGTTAAACGGTTATTTTGTGATCTAGAACGATCAATAAAAATGATTGGATGTAGTTAGCAGTTCTGTTGCTGGTATCAGTTTAATCCCTAACGAATGATATTGTGGACATTCAGCAGCCAATTGACGGTGGAGAATCGGGAATCCGTCCACAAAATAAAAAGTTTATATTAAAGTAAAAGTGATAAATAATAGGTAATTAACTCTTTAAGGATCTTATTATGTCATCACTCGTATCAACAATTTTTAACCAGTTATTATCTGGTTTGTTTGATATCCATTTTTACATGGGTATTGTTCTTGGTGCAATGTTTACACCATTCTGGATAATGTTATGGAATTTCTTCAAAAAGAAATTGGAAGCAAAAGTACCGATGGCAACTCCTGTTATTGCAGAAGTAGAAGCTGCTGCTAAAGTAGTAGAAGCTGAACTTGCACCAGTAGTTGCTGTGGTTGAAGCACAACCAGAAGTAGTAGCTGCTCAACCAAAAGTGTAATAAAATAAAGGGGCGTTGGACTTCCTAGTTACCTAAGACTTTATTTTAAAGAATAGCGTGGGACTGATCACCCAATAGAGGTAGATAAATACGAAGGATGTTACCGAAAGGTACTCTGGCTGGTATCCTTGAAATGAATCTGAGCCGGCGTTGCGGTTAAGGAAATATCTAAGAATATATTTAAAAGCGTTTAAAGCGTATTGTATATTCCGTTTAGGTGGAATGCCTATCAGAATATGGAGGGCGAGTCATGTGGCAAAGACAGCAGCCTGCTAAGCTGTAAGGTGGCGTAAGCCGCCTGCAGGGTTCGATTCCCTGGTCCTCCGCCAAAATTTAGTTGGTGTATGTCTTTAGCGAGACATACAGGTCAGATCGGCCGATCGGGAAGATCCTGTTGCAACGGGTGACGCCTTTATATAGTATTTGGCTCCAGGTGGGTTCGACTCTCACGCTATATGGACCAACCAATTAAACCCATCCAGTAGTAAATACCATTTAAAAAGTTTAAGTTATAATGAAGATTAGAAATATCATCCTTGTCATCAAGGATCAAATGCCACTCAAGAGATTTATCAAAAATTTCCTTATCACCCGTAATGCTTGGGGTTTATTTCATGTAAACTCTCACATCAATCAAAGAACACTAAATCCAAAAGTAAATTATAACACAAAGGAAACGGCCGTTAAAGGTGCGATTTCAATGTCGAAGAAATACAAGAAACACTTCAATCCTTATAAATGCTTACACTGTGATGGTTACCATCTAGGAAAGAATAGAGATAATAAATAATGAAACTGCTTGAGTATAGATTAGATATTGCTGATACTTTTCAGCCATTAGATGTTCTTACTATTGCCATGCCTGAACATACACTTTATGATCTTATAGTGGTTCTTGAAAAAGAAGAAGCTGAAGCGGAATTTATTCAAATTGTTGGTGCCAGAATGCTGGAAATTATAAAAGAAATTCACAAAGAAAGATATTCAAAATGAGTTTATGCGCATGTATGGGACCACAAGGTGATGATCCAATGTGTCCATGTAGAATGATTAATGAAGGTTTGAGAGAACCAAAATTCTATGAATGGTCAGATGAGAAGAAAACAGAATTTGCAGCAGCATTAGATTTGTACGAGACGGAGCCAAGTAACATGAAAATAATTTCAGTAAAATTCACAGATATTACAATTGAACCACCAGATAATAAAAGAGAAATTACAATTCCGGTTGAAGAACTTGGTGATGGTATGGTTCAACTAAAAATGACTCATGAATTTTTACAAGATATTATTACTCTCATTAATTTGCGTAGTAAGTATTCAGTAAAAATCACCTAAGGAATTACCATGTCACATAACACAGAATTTCTCTGGCTTGAAGAAGTTGAAGAACATGATTATCCAGCAGCTGAATCTTATTTAAGTTTAATTTATGAACGCCAAGCAGTACTTGGACTGATTAGTAAATTTAAACACACTAATGAGATTGTTGAATTTAAAGCCAAGGATGTATTCCGTGCTTCAGGTTTGGCACTGGCTGGCGTTAGTAATGCCCATGTAGTTAAAGATTTGGAAAAGATTAGAGCAGGCAAACCACTCTCACCACTATTATTAGTTCGTGATCCAGTACATGGTAAGGTTGTAATTGCCGATGGTTTCCACAGAATGTGCGCCCTTTATGAATTAAGTGAAGATGCAATTATTCGTTGTAAGATAGTTTAAAAGTTTTATAGTTCCTTGATGCAGGAGCTCATTGATGACCACACAAACACACAGGAGTATTAATATGTCAACAGGTAAAAACCCATTTGAAATTCGCTTTGATCTTTTAGCCCTTGCTAAAGATTACCTTGATCAACAAACAGCAATTAATCTTGAATTTGCACGTAAAGTACAAGATACAGTAGTTACAGAAAAACATGTAGGTTGGGAAAAGTGGGAACAGTATGTTCCAAAAATGTACACTTTTGATGAAGTCACCAAAAAAGCTGAAGAACTTTATAAGTTCGTTTCAAAGAAATAAGATTTAAATAAATGCCCTTCGGGGCATTTATTTTTTAGATAACATGATATAATTAGAGGTAGTAATGAAAAGTATTTACCATGGAACTGCCGCTGCTAATTCAAAACTTCGTGGAAAATTATCTTGCTTATTATCATGTCGCTGCTGTGCACTGTTCAATCCCAAATGGAGTGAGCGGGTCAAAGAAGCAAAGAAAGAAATACAAAAAGAATTAAAAGAATCTCATAAGGAATAATATGTCTTTAATCGAAAAAATCCGTGCTGACCAACTTGCTTCTCGTAAAGCAGCTATTAAATATCCAGAAACCAATAAATTACAAGCTGACCTGCTAACTACTCTTTTGGGTGAAGCTGTTATGGTTGGTAAGAATGCTGGTAGTCGTGAAACCACCGATGCTGAAGTTGTTGCTATCGTCAAAAAATTTATTAAGAATATTGATGATACTCTTGCCCATCTTAATGGTGGTAAAACATTTCCGGATTTTCAATTGATTGGTTTAAAAGCAGAAAGAATGGTTCTTGAAAATTATCTACCACGTCAACTTTCCGAAGATGACCTGATTGCTATTGTTAAGGCCCATGTTGAAAGCCAACCATTAAGCACTATGCCTATTCTTCAGAAATACTTGAAGGAAAATCATGCTGGTACTTATGATGGTAAATTGGCAACCACTGTAATTAATACGGTATTAACTACTTTATCATGATTATTACTCATGATGAATTTACATTCCATACTGAATGGCGTAGACACATCAATACTTTAAATGTAAGGGATTTAACTTTTATTGATCAAAATGGTAATCAGTTTTCACCAACTGAAGAAGCCTTTATTGAACATGAAGAATATGGATTCAGCAATATTGATTTTGTCAGATTTGCATTTAAAATACGGCAAAATCAATTATTTGAATCTCCAGTTTGTGATACACCAACATCATGGAAAAAGTTACCATCTTTTTCAAATGAGTTTGATTTACCTAATGTTGCCCCATTTGATGGCAAGCCGGTATTGATTAAAACTGATACTGGAATTGTTGAAGCCTGGTGGTTTAAAGGTGAATATGGTACTCCAACTTATGAAGGTGAAACTAATGATGAACCAGCTGAATGGGTTTGTTATGATGATAAATTCCAGGTAGATTTTAATAATGTAATTGAATGGATGCCTATACCAAAATGAATGCAGAAAAATTTAATCTAATAGAAAAAGCTTTAAAAACTGGTTTAGTTGCTGTGGATGATTGGGAATCCAGTTCTAATAGTGATGGGACCTGTGATAGAAGTAATCTTATTGGGACTGCCCTTGTGGCTTTAAAAGAACAAGCTGCAGAAGAACCTGTTGCATGGATGTTATTAGAAGAGGGAATGGTTGCAGTTGATGACTTTGTTGATTATGAACAGGTCTATTTAGTTAAAGATTTACCATCAAATTTCCAAAAATACCTTGATCATGGAAGAGCTCGGCCGCTTTTCCTATAAATATATGTATGAAAATACATGACCTCCTAGCAGAGCGGGTTTCAGTCCGCTCCCTTGAAACATCTCCAAGAATAGACAAAACCCCGACGATTGGGTACTGGGCTATTTTACAAGGAAAAAAGTTAGCCAAATCAAATCTTCTTTCTCATGAAGAAGCTAAAGAAGCACTTAAAACCTATCATCAAGTTAAGCCAGAATTAAAAAGTCTACGAATAGCATTCATTACTAAGTAATGGTTATTGTTAATCGGATAATGCGACATAAAATCGCTGCATACCTTTCTGAAGGAGCATTGATACAAGAGGGAAGTACTCCATCTTTTGTTATCCTTATGTTGCACTCTAAAATTATTACTATTGATTCTTATGGTGGTACAGTGATATAGTGATACTTGATCTAATTCAAGATCACTAATGTACATTATTTCCTAACCATGTTATAATGTAAAATCTAACTATAGGAGGTTTTATGAAAGTTATCAAAAACGGTTTTACATTAATTGAAGTAATGATTGTTATTGCTATTCTGGGTATCTTGGCAGCAATCGCAGTACCAGCTTTTCAAGGTAAGAAATCACATTCTACTGGTGATTATCAACCAACACAAGAAACTCAACCAACAATTGTTTATGTACCAACTGTTTGTCCTGAAATTGGTAAAACAAATGACGTTCCGGCAAAATCAGTTGTCCGGTGTCCAGATGGCAAAATTTCGGTAATCTAAAAAGTATAACTTTTATTTATGAGGAGTAAAAATGGGACACTATGCTTCTGAAATGATGTGTAATAAGTGTGGTAATTGTCGCTGCACTTGTCCTCCAAAAAAAGAACCGGCCAAAGGTGCATGGGTTTTTGATTGTAGAACTTTCAAAGCTATTAAGGCAGTTGATTTAATAGCTAAAAAGAAGAAGCCTCCAAAAAAGGCGACGGATATGGATCTTCTAAATCATTATATTGTTTCACGTGGAGCAGAAAATAGTGTTTATTGGATGGAACATTTTAATACTAAAAAGCAAGCTCAAGCTGCTGCAGATAAGTATTATAATAAAACCTTAGCGGATCACAAAACAAAACTGTCTAAGTTGGAAAAAATATCTCAAACATATTCCAGTTTAGAAAAGTTAGAAGTTTATGAAAAAGTGTTGCATCAGATTCAAATGAATGCTGAAGTAACAATGGATCATGAAAAATTAAAAACCTTAATAGGTTTGATTTGTGGTTGGTCATATGCCCATCGTAGTGGCAATGGCGAGTATTCTGATGATGAGCAGCAAGCGATGATTGATCAAGTTTTTCAAAAATTGAATGATTTTCATTAAGGAGTATTAAATGAGCAGCGATTTACAAAAAGAATTAAACAAACGTGTTATGAGTGTTACCTTCACAAAAATGAATGGTGATGTTCGTACAATGGAATGTACAACAAATTTGGAATTGATTCCAAAAAATGAACATCCAACAAAGGATTATTCAGGTGTAGAAGAAGCCTATGATCCAAATGAAGTTAAAACAACCCTTTGTGTTTTTGATGTTAATGCACAAGGCTGGCGCTCTTTCAGAGTATCAAATATAATTGAAGCAAAATAAGGAAATACAATGTCACCTACAAAAAATGATATCACTGGTGATTTTCTAATCACGGGAGCTGCATCTGATGCTTACCGTGATGGTTGGGAAAGAATTTTTGGTAATAAGAAAACTGCTGTACAAGCAGAAGCTGCGGCAATTGTCGTAGTAGCAAATCAGGCTTTAGCTGAAGAATGTTTGGCTGACACTGAAGAAGCTGCACAAGTAATTGAAGATGCTGAAGCCAATCGATTAGCAAAAATTGCAATTGAACAGGAAGAAGCTGATAGAATGGAAGCACTGTCATCTGCTGTTGAAGATGTGGTTGCATTAAAACATAAACGACCACGGAAAAATCCTAATTCAGTATTACTACCATCTCGTGTACTGAAAGATGAGAATGTTTAAATTAGAACCTGGTGATTATGATAAAATTAACACATGGTTGAAGACTGTAGTCTATCCACCAATTGTGGCAAAACAAAAGCTTGATCCAGATACAGCTGCAATGATTTGGAAAGATGCAGATGGTAATGAAATGCCATATTTAGGTGCGATCGGTGGCGGGTTAACATATAGTTTTACCCCAACCAGTATTGGCCTGATCGCCATAGTTGAATTTTATACTGGTGAAAAACTTGATTTAACAGATTATGATTGGTAAAAATGGATTGTATTAAAAGATTACCTACTAACTTAAAAGGACGGGACTTTGTATGTGGAGACATACATGGTTCCTATTCCTGTGTTATGCGATTCTTACAAGAAATCAATTTTGATTTTGAAGTTGATCGATTTATTTGTGCTGGTGATCTTGTTGATCGTGGTCCTGAAAATGAAGCTTGCATGCAACTTCTCTATGAACCATGGTTTTATATGGTCAAAGGCAATCATGAAGAAATTATGATTGCATATTTTGATGGTAAACCACTTGGTTTCATTTGGCAAAATAATGGTGGTGACTGGGGTGTCAGACATAGAAGTGATGCTTCTGAGCAATCAATGCAGATAAGAGACTTAGTAGAAACTAAACTCAGAAACTTACCATTCCTGTTGACAGTTGAAAAGAAATCCGGTGGAGTATTCCATGTATTCCATGCTGAAGTAGATAGTGTTGTTGAATTAACAGATGCTGAATTTGCTGATGAAGATACATTCAGATATATAGCAACACAACAGGTTATGGATGGAGATACAGTATTATGGGGAAGACAAATTTTCTACCCATTATATAATCGGATTTTATCAAATGATGCATTAACAAGATTTTTGAATCATATTGAACATAATAATTATGGTGCACAATTTGGTCCCAACTTGTCTCATATATATTCTGGTCATACAGTAGTCCAAAGACCGATTACATATAAAGGCCAAACCTGTTTAGATACTTGTGCTTATGGCAGCTATCCTCGTGGTGGTGGTTATATTAAAGATACTTGGTGTGGATTAACGGTTACTGAACCTGAGACTGGAAAATTCTGGTTTATTAATGATCGTGAATTTAAAGAAACAACTCCAATTATTTTTGAATAAAGATATACATTGTGGTTGTATTTTGTTATAATAAAAGCTTGAATTTAATTAATTTAAAAAGGAAATAAATATGTCACGTCAATCAAAGAATGCCCGCAATCGTGCTGCAGCCGCAGTTGTAACACAGATGCACAAAAATGGACAAAAAGGTCCAGCTAAGACTGGTACAGTCCATGGCAAGAAGAAAGCATGGTTCCAACTGTTTGATACTTACCGTGAATATTTGGCAAGTCTGAAAGGCAAGAATAAACAGAAAGATGCTAAGGCGAAAGATAGTGGTAAACAGTTCGCTGTTGCTGCTGCAGAACCTGTAGCTGAATAATGTTTAACTTTATTGTTAAATGTGTACAAGCAATACTTATTGCTTGTGCTATCTGTATTCTGGTACCCGCAGCAGTGCTTGTGGGGCTTTTTGGTTTAGCAGTTGTATTATGTGGAATTGCCTTAATGTTAGGAATAATCACAATTGCATTACCATTAATCATAGTTTTTGGAGCAATGGTATTAATATTTAAAGTCATAATCGGATAAATAATTGTTGGATATATCCAACCGGAGATAATAATGAAAGAAGATCTTAATAAACTTCTTTGTGAACGTGAACGCCACGGCCACCGAGACAGTTTCAAGCCTTATCGTAATCTTAAAAAATTCAGTGTTCGCAATGCCGATGAATTTGTCGGTGGTCGTGAAGGCATGAAATTTCGTTATGGTTATGATCGTAAAACCTTCAATGAAAATCTCAATCCCCTCAAAGGGATTATCCGTACTGCTGTTGGTCGCAAATGGGACAAATTTTTCAGTGAACTCATGAAAACTTTCGATACCCGTTCTGTTGTTAACCAACATATCCTTGAACATCTCTATGACTATGTTGATATCCATACTTTCATGGATGGTAATGTAGTTATGACTCGTGGTCGCTATTGTCAAGAAGCAGAACCTATCCGTGGTTCTAATGTCGAATACTATGTTGATCCTCGTGATGGTATCATCAAACTTAACAAACACTACAAAGATTACAAATCCATCCAGCGTGAACGTAAAGCTGAACGTGAACGTGAACAACTCAAAGTAAAACGTGTTATCGATGATAACAATGTTCTCCATCTTATTGATGGTGTCTGGTTTCACTTTACTCTTGAAGCTATTCCTGAAGGTAAAATTGTTTATGATCGTCCTAATGTTCCTGATGATCACCGTTTCAAACTCAGTTCTTACTCTGAAAAATTGGTAACTTGGGAACAAATTCCTGAACACCGTCGTGGAATGTTTGGAACTTCCCGTTTTGAAGGTAAAAAGGTCCGTGATCTTTTCACTGGCCACCATATGTATAAAAATAAAGGTGTTGTTCATGCTTTCAAATACAGCTTCAGTGCTGGTGAAGGTGTTTATCATCATGTTGGTACTAAATACCATGCAACTAAAAATACTGCTTCCCACAAAATGCTTAAACAAGCAGGTTTAATCTAATATCACTATAGTTCAATGGATAGAACGAGGATTTCCTAAATCTTAAATGTGGGTTCGATTCCCACTAGTGGTTCCAATAAGGATATAAAATGTTTTTAACTGAATCAGACATTCTTAAAGATTTACACAGTGTAGTATCATACAAAGACCAAGCTCTTTTAGTGGCTGAAGATGGTTCTATTGAATCAGTTTTTATTGATATGGAACTCGGTCGGTTTGTTCGTAATAAATATAAGCTGTGGAACAAAGAAAATCCACTAACTAAGAACTGGTTTGATAACCCTGAAACTCATGATATGAGAGAAGGAATTGATTACAGCTTAGATCATCCTGATAACCTTAGTGGCAAGATTATTAAAAAATTTAAATCAGAAATAAAAAACCAATGAAAATAATATTTTTAGATGTAGATGGTGTACTTAATTCTGAAAGATCATTTCGTGCTGGACAACTACGTCTAAAAACATATACTCAGGATTTTGCAAATTCCGATGGTGATCCTTATTACAAAAAGATTACTAAATGTACAATTGATCCAATTGCTTGTGAATTAATAAATCGTATCTGCCGTGAACATAATGTTTATATAGTGGTATCATCTTCACATCGTAAACACTTCCCGGATACTGATAATAAACTATATCAACTCCGTGAATACTTTACATTCCTTGGTTTGGATGGACAACGGGTTATTGGTTGGACAACAGCTGATGTTAAGGGACTTCCTGGTAAAACAGGAACCGAGTCTTGTTTACGTGGTTTAGAAATTCAACATTGGCTAGATGGTGTTAAAGATGTAACACCTGATTATGTTATTGTAGATGATTCACAAGACATGCTTCCACACCAATTAAAAGATCACTTTGTTCTTACTAAAAATAAAGATGGTTTAAGTATTGATAACTATCATGATATATTGAAATTACTTAAAGTTAAAGAATCGGTAATTATAACATGAGACTCTGTGCAACTATTCCGATTCCGGATTTTAACACACTTTATAATGCCGCTTTGCCGGCATTTAAAATTCCATTTACTGTACCTACATTACCATCTTTACCAAATCCAATTTATGGAAATTTAAAAATACCTAATGTGGAACTGTTACAGATTATACAGGAGTTACAGTCATATCAATTTATGACAACCTTCATGTCATTCCTAACACCATTAACAAGTTTCCTTGGATTATCATTGGATGCAATATTACCAAAAATTCCTGGGACTGATCTAACATTATTAGATTTAATGGCATTGATTCCAAATAAAATCAGTACAGCTATTCAACAGGCACTTGCTCATTTTGGTCCTGGTATATTCCCTGCACTTCCAGTTCCCTTATATTATGCTGTTAATATTCCATCAATTCAAGTAACCACTGCTGTGAAGATGGCTATTAAAGGTTACATGAACACTTTAATATTACTTGTTGAAAGTTTAATTAATAAAGTAATTGGTAAATTACATTTACCTGGATTACCAACAATTCCAGTTGTCCCTACAATGGATGTAATTATGGGAATGATTTTGGGAAGTATCCCTACCTTTCCAACCTCAATAACTGCCCTACTTAATAAATACTCATTGAATGCCTTATTGGCAAGAGTAGTTATTCCTGGGTTTCCAGCATTTCCTGCCTTACCAGAACCATTAATTCCAAAGCTTAATATGCCTGAAATTAATTTGATGGAAGGTATCAATATATTATATACTAATTTGCTAGCACTTCCAATGACAATTATGATGGATTTTTGTATGAGAGTATTAACAATGATAGGATTCAGTTTCCCAACTATTTGTATTACGATATAAACCGTTACAATTTAGTTGTATACTTCCCTTCTAATTAGAAGTATAATTACTGTATTGAAGTTACTGATGTTAACTAACTGGAGCATGACGATGACAAATACTAAACAAATCCCAACTGGCTTTTTCGATATGGCTGATTGTAATGCGGTTATTCAACAAGCAACCCTGCAAGGTGCCAAACAGTTGTGTTTAGATAAAGTTGAAAAATTTACTGTTGAGCATCCTTCGGCACATAATACCAATGTCAACAAAGCAGTCCGCATGATTATGAATGCAAAATCTCAAAAGCAGTTAGCTTTTGGTATTGCAAACTTCATTCTCGCACATCCTTCGGAAAATCTGAAGTCGATATGAAAACAATTAAATTACCAAAACCTCGTGCTAAGCACCTCAATGACATTTTAATGTCAAAGAGGAGTGAACGTCATGATGATTCTTACAAACCCTCTCGCAAGAAACAAAAAGAGAGTTTGCATAACCACATCAAAAGAGATTGGGATCAATTATGATAGGCGCTATTATTTTAAGTGTAATTTGCTTTGGTATAATATTTTATTGGCTAACCCATCGTGACCAAGATTGTGATAATGAGTCGGGTTGGCATAATTATGGTCAATGGGAGTGGACTGAAGATAAAGCACCTCCTGGAAAATTTACCCATCGACCAACACAAGTTCGTCATTGTACCGTGTGTAACAAAGCACAATATAATCACCTATAAGAGGTAATCATGAAAAAAGTACTTAAACTCTCTGCAGCAGAAGTTGCTTGTGTATTAAAAGAACATTTTGGTGTCTATCAAGACATTGATGTTATGTTTGCATTAAATCCACAAAATGGTGCAGTTGGTCCATCATTTGCTGGTGCTGATATTATTATCAGTGAAAGTCTTCCACCATCAGCTCAAAAAGAGGGGTAATCATGACTTTAGCACTCAGTACGGTATTTTTAATGCTTCTTATTGTATATGGTTTTATACGAGTTACTTTATCTACTCCGCCAAAAACTTATAAACGATATAAAATAAACATACCACCATATGTTTATTATGGTATCCTTAAAGCTTTTATGCTTATAACCATTCTTCCATTGGTGTTGGTACTTGATTTAATTATCGGAATAATGGTATTAACTTTTAAAATTGAAGTAACTTGGATACCACCATCATTTCGGGTATTAGCTTTTATTCATAAAAACCACGGAATGGAAATTATTAAAAATTAATTTGTTTTTATTTGATAACTTGTGATATAATACTGTATCATCTAATTTTTAGGGGATCTATTATGTGTGAATGTTATCAAATTGGCGGTCCTTTTATAGCGGAAGATCCAGATTGTGAAGTTCATGGTTCAGCTGCTCGCTCATTAAGAGCTGAAACTGAAGAAGTGCTTCGTTATTGTCATAACATGTTAGCTCATGGTACCACATCAGAACTCCAAGAAGCATTTGATAGAGCAATTAAACAACTGGAAAAAACTCTATAATTTGGGGGTACTATGGATGATGAACCTATACACTTAACTATGCCGGAAGAAGATAGGCAGAATGCAATTGCTTTATGTGAACACGCGCTTGATATTATCAAGCATACTACTATGCTGTCTCATGATGCACTCATGGTCATAGCAGCATTAAGTGAATCAATAACTGTAATGAAGAATAAATGAAAACTGCAAACTTTCCACGTGCTACACTTGTTAATAAGAACTTTCCCTTTACTTTGACTGAAAAGGATTGGCTGATTTCTATTACTGATAAGGGTGGAGTTAATCTTTTGCAAACAAAAGACATTTTTAATAATGTCTTATTCATGCAGTTTCAAGATACTAATAATACTGATCCTATGGCAAATGGGATTACTGATGCACAAGCATTAGAAATTGCTGAATTTATTAAAGATGCTAAACATTTCAAAAAGAATGTTTGGGTAAACTGTCATGCTGGTGTCTGTCGATCAGGTGCTATTGTTTCTTTGTTAATAGATTTAGGGTGGGAATTTCAAGATAGTAGTATGAGTCCAATGCGGATTCCCAATTACTTGGTTTTTAAAAAGGTTTCATCTCATTTTGATGAATTAAAACAGTCCTGGAATGTTAGTGATAATACACTAGTTGGACTGTATAAATAATATGCGTCTGTAGCTCAGTTGGTTAGAGCGGGGGATTCTAAATCCTATCGGTCGTGGGTTCGACTCCCACCGGACGCACCAATTTAAAGGGGTAATAAAATGAAATTATCACAACTCGAACAAAAAGCCCGACCATTTGGTTGCACTAGTCGTTTTATTACTCAAAAAGATATGGCTATCATTAAACATGATGCTGCTGTATATAATACCAAAGTTAAACGGGGTGAAATAGTACCTCGATCAATAGAATATATTGGTCAACCAGCGCGCAAAATAAATGGAAACATTTATGCTTGTAGTTGTGGTGCTGTTGGCTGTTTTGTCCATGTATAATCTATAAATAATAGTATCACACTAAGGGTACTAATCATGTTCAAAAATCTCAGACTCGCATATAAACTCATGGTAGGGTTTAGTGTTATAACTTTGTTAACTATCACTATGGGTGTGGTGATGTTATTCCAGTTACAAAAACTGAATGCAGCAAGTACTGAGCTTGTTACCAATGTTATCCCAAGTATTATTATTTTGGATGGTATTAAAGAAAATGTAGGATCACTCCGTCGATTAGAAAGCCAAGTAATGATGGAAGTTTCTGATGAAGAACGACTTTCATTAATTGATCGTATTGGAAAATTAAAAACAGTTACAAGTGATGATATTAAAAAATATGAACCCTTTGTTGCTAATGCAGAAGAAAAAATAATTTTTGATAAACTAAAAGAAAATGCATCTCTTTATTTTGCTGAAGATGATAAACTTTTAGCCTTTGTTGGTTCACCTGAATTTACTACTAAAGCTGGTGCCACTATTTTATTTGGTGAGAATAGAAAAGTATATTCCAAAATACAAGACTCATTAAAAGAAGAATTTGTTTTTAATGAAAAATATGCAGGTGAACAAGGCAATAATACTGTAGCTGCTTTTGTTACAACAAAATTAATTATTGCATGTGCTATAGCTGTATCATTACTTTTATCAGCTTTCCTTACATATGTAATTACAAAAGCAATAACTAAACCAGTACTAGAAGCTGTTTCTGCTGCTGATTATATTGCTAATGGTGATTTATCACAAAAAGTTAGTGAAGGTGGTAATGATGAAGTTGGTAAGTTATTAACTTCTATTAAGACCATGCAACAAAGTTTGATTTCATTAGTGAAAGATGTTAAATCTCGAGCTGATGAAGTGGCGACTGCATCCAACCAAATTGCCCAAGGTAATATGGATTTGTCTGGTCGTACTGAAAGTCAAGCTGCATCTCTTGAAGAAACAGTTGCTTCTATTCAAGAAATGGGTTCTACAGTTAATGATAATGCTCAAGCTGCATCAGCTGCTAATAAGTTAGCACAACAAATGGCAAATGAGGCATTAAAAGGTGGTGATGTTGTTAGTGATGTTGTGGTTACCATGACACAAATTAATGAATCATCCAAAAAGATTACAGAGATTATTACTGTTATTGATAGCATAGCATTCCAAACTAATATTCTTGCATTGAATGCTGCTGTTGAAGCGGCTCGTGCTGGTGAACAAGGTCGTGGATTTGCGGTCGTAGCAAGTGAAGTTAGACAGTTGGCACAACGTTCTGCCACCGCTGCAAAAGAGATTAAACAGTTAATTCTTACTAGTGTTGATCAAGTCAAGCAAGGAACTATCCAAGCTGATGCTGCTGGTAAGCGAATGAATGAAATTGTTGATGTAGCTAATAAAGTTACCAATATCATGAATGAAATTGATACAGCTAGCAAAGAACAAACTTTGAGTATTTCTCAGATTGGTCAAGCTGCTAATGATATGGATAATGTTACTCAACAAAATGCTGCATTAGTTGAAGAGATGGCAGCTGCTGCACAGTCTCTAAATGAACAAGCAAATGAATTAGTCCATACTGTAGATGGATTCAAAATCGGAAAGTAACAATGAATCATATAGCATATTGTGTAGTTAGTGATGTAGTAGATGGTGAATATACTCAGTTAACAAGAATTTTTAAAATAGATTCAGATTGGAAAACCGATCCTGATGGAGAAGCCTATATTAATGATATGATCAAACAAAACATGGCTGAGGCTTGTGCTTTTGACTTTTATCATAAACAAGGTGGTTCACTTTGGAAATGGCCACTATTCTTTGATATCTACGAAGGTTGTAAAACTGGCAATACATTTACTTGTAAAATTGAATCTGAATTTGAACCGATTTTTAATGCAGTAATTAAAGAAACACATAATTAATTTCTATAAATAAGTACAAGGTCTGATCTATACCTTTCCAGAAATAGATCAAATTTAACTTAACCTAATGGAGTTTAAAATGCAATAGATTTCTAAATCATACCTTTATGCAATATCTCACCGCGACATTCCGCTCACACAACAAGCTATTCAAGCCGGTCATGCTGCCGTAGAATATGCTTATGAAAATGGCCGTCCTCCTGATGGGCATCCTTCCTATATCCATGTAACAATTAATAGTCAACAATCACTTGAGCAGCAACGTGCTACTTTAAATTCAATCGGTATTAACACATCTGAATTTCATGAGCCATATCAAGATTGGGGATTAACTGCCATTGCCTGTCTTCTTACTGAAGATCAGAGGCATCTATTGTCACACCTTCAATTATGGAGAGTCAAATGAAATTTACTTATACACCCAACCCGCTGAATATAATAGTAGAACTGACTGATCATGAAAGGGAAATCCTCTGGTATAAAGTAAAGGTGGAAGAACTTGAAGAATCTTTGTCATCTGCATATTTCCATTTAAGAGATGGCAAATATTTTAACCTGGAAACTGCCAGGAAAGACTTGGACCTGGAATATTTTCTAAATGAAGACGAGAATGGTATCAGTGGAATAGACAAGCGTGTTAATATGCTCGTGAATGATTATTATATTCCTGAGCTCCGATGTGAGCATGCTGGTGACTGTACATGTTTCCCTTGCTCCTGTACTAAATGTCATGTGGAAAGCCTGCTTGGTATTGATACAACTCCAGGTCTTGGTAAACATATGGCACGTAAAATTAGAGGTGCTTTTGTATATAAAGATTGTGATACCTGGAAAGAAAGAACAATGGATGAAGCTTTGGAATTATTGAATAATTATAATCCTAAAGCAGATTGGGAAGGCTGGGAAGCATATGCCCCACGCTGGAAAGAAGAAGCAAAAACTGCATATGAATGGTTGGTAAATTATAATGAAACTTTTATTAAAGGAAATTAACATGACATAGATATATTCAACAACATTTGAACATCTCCATCAACAGATGGAACAATGTCAACAAACACCTACTTTAAACATGCTTCAACATGGACAAGCAGTTCATGATGAGTATATTAAATTAATCCAGGAACTCGATGCAGGTACTATAAAGCATCCCGAACTCTGCAAATTGTATGAGAGGTATAAACATACCTTGCCACCAATAGAGTTATTAAAAAAGTACCATGTGTATCATGATTGTGGTAAACATCTTTGTCTTTGCATCGATGAAAATGGCCGTAGACATTACCCAAATCATGCTGCTGAATCAGCAACACAATTTTCAAAGATATTTCCAGATGAATGTTTTATTACGAAACTTATTTCTATGGATATGGATTTTCATACTTTAAAGGGTGATGACCTTTTACATTTATGTAAATCACCATTTGCACCTATTCTTTATTTTACTGCTTGGGCGGAGATTAATGCAAATGCAATAGCTTTTGGTGGAATAGATTCTGAAAGCTATAAAATTAAACGATCCCGTCTTATTCAAGCCGGTAAAAAACTTCTTAACAATTAAAGGAAAATTATTATGATATTCGTATTTAACTCTCGTGAAACCTATCTTGAAGAACGTGCTGAATGGAAAGCTGAATACCAACAGCTCACCAAAGATATTGTCAAAAGCAAACATGATCTTAAAGCAGCAGCAAGTGCCTATTCTAAAGCACCAGCATACAATCCAAAAAATGCCGAAGATATGGCACTTCGTAGAAAAGCTTGGAATGATCTTATAGCAGCAGAAAATAATAAAGATAAGCTAAAACGTATAGCAAACCAAATGCTTGAACAACTTGCTAAAGCCAAAATCGAGTCATGCAAGCAGTGGGAAGCCAGTAGATTAGCAGCTTAATATACATTTTGGGCTGGGGTAATAATACACAACCTAGCCCAAATGTGATATAATGGTTCTTATTAATGGAGGATTAAATGTCACAGAATTTTAGTACATCAACAAACCCTGAACAAATTGCGGAATTGATCCGTAAAGGTATTGCTACAGATTTAGAAGCCCTTATAAAACAAGAGCTTATGTCAATTGTTAATCCTTTAATTTCCGATTTAGCAAGAAATTTGGCAAAAGAAACAGCATTAAAAATTAGTGTATATGACAGTTATACTGATGGCGAAATGAGAAAAGCAGTTAATGTTCATTTACAGTTTAACAATGAAAAGGTAGTTTACACAGCTGATAATAAACCCGGTCCTACAAAGATTATCCAGCAGCAGAATGGCGAATATAAGATAGTTCCGGATTCTAACTAATTAGCAATAAATAAATGATGTAAACTCTCAGGAGCATGATGATGAAGGTATTTGAAATTCTACGTAATGATATTAAGACTGTCAATGAAGCCCAAGTAATTAATGCTTTGAAAGCATTTAATTGGAGTTATGAATTTTCAGAAAATATTAGCAAAATTACAAAAGGTAATAAGGAGTTAGAACTTCTTGAAAACCAGGTATATCGATTTTGGAAAATTAATCCAGAAGCAGCTATTACTGCTTGGAACAAATACTCTTATGGTGTTGATGATAGTGAAACTGTACCCTCATTTATTTTTCGACTACAAGCACAGGAATAATGGATCAAAACACAAAGATTCAACAGGTTGATATAGACATATTAATGTGGGCAACACTTAATATTGATGAACTATATCAACGTGTTATGCAAAATGCCATTCTAGTTGAATATGGCTTTTGGAAAGCTTTACTGATGGATTCAACTGACAATGAGGGAGCTGAGTATTACAGTGAACGTCAATATTTAATTGATGATCACCAAATATGTGAAAATAGCTTAAGGGCAACAGTTATTGATATAATGAGAAAACCAGATGAGAATACCGAACAAAATTTGTAAGCTGTATGGCCTCCATCATGATTGGGCCGTATTAAGAGCAAACTGTGCATGTGGTGATTCAGATCATATGCATGACATTTCTGTATCTATTGAGAATGATAATCCAAATATCATCATCTCGTTTGATACCAACATTGAATACTGTGCCTATCAGACTGAATGGCATGGTAATATATTCCAACGTATTTGGTCTCGTGTAAAAGCAATTTGCTCAATAGCTTTTACTGGTAGGTTGGCTATGTCTTCAACTTTTGTCTTTGATAGTGAAGAACAAGTCCGGGATTATATCCAGGCCATCAATGATACCATTATTGAAATAAGAACACAACACTATAAAAAATGACTGAGAAATGTCAATTATGTCAGCGGGAACTGGGAACAGTTAATGTTGATCAACATCATCTACTTCCTAAGACCTTTAAAGGTAAGGAAACTATTCCATTACACAAAATTTGTCATCGGAAGATCCATGCTACACTATCCGAAAGGGAACTAGCCAAGTACTATTTCACCATAGAACGACTATTAGAACATCCCGATATCCAAGCTTTTGTGGCCTGGGTTAGTAAAAAGGCAATAGATTTCTATAGTTCATCTAACGATTCGGAACATAGAAAATCAAAGAGAAGACGTTAAAAGTATAAATATTGAGTATTCTCTTAATAATATATCCGGAAATGACATGACAAAAATAGTTAGAGCTTTTATTATCAATGAACCACCAGCTTACAATCTGATTAAATCAGTGACTGAAGCCGGCGCATTAGATGCAGTTGCTAATGCTTTTGGTTATCAAAAGAAGGAAAAGAAAGGTGATGCTTCTGATGTTCCTGATTATGTACCTGAAGCCCGCTCATTCCTAGCACATATTGCTAGTAGAACCTTGACTGTTCCATCAGGTAAAGCCCGTGTGGTAATGCATTTATCCCGAGTTAATTTTACCGAAAACTTCCTCCAACCAAATGGTGCTCATGGGAAAGTTGATGGAATGACTGATGATGATATTAACCAGATCAAAGCAGCATTAGATGCAAATGGAGAATCTGAAGTTGATGGTATTACAGTAATTAAAGATCCAATAACTTTAATGAAACAAATAACGTCCAGTACAAAACCAAATCAAATTACAGCAGTATTCAATGTAAGCAAATCTTTATTAGAAAATTTAAAGACTGCCAAAGATGTCAATGCTGCTAAGCAGGCACTTAAACATATCTTAGATCATAATAATTATTTTATGGCATTGGATAATGGTAAAGCAAAAACATCAGCACCTGCCGTGGATAAAGCTCATTTAGCAGATGATGAACCAGCATTAATAAAAGCATTCAACCCATATATGATTGAACAGTATACAATTAAAAATGAAATTGTTGCTGCTAAGAATGAATGGAATGAATCTATCGAAAATGCTAAGATGGCTAAACAAACTGCCAATCAAACTAAAGCAGAAAAAGATGCAGCTGCAAAAGAAGAAGCAAGAAAAGATGCCCTTCTTAAAATTCAACAAGATAAAGTTGCCGGTGCCAATGCAAAAGATTCAGTAAAGCAAGCTGAGAAAGATTTAGCCAAATCAGCAGCAGAAAAATCAGCAGAGAAGAATGCGGAAGCTGAAGGTCCTTTTGATGAAGATACCTTTAAGAAAGAAATGGAAACCCTTACTAAGAAATGGAAAGATGCAAATCCTGGTAAACCAATTCCAAAAGAAATTAAAGTATTAACATCAAAACTATGGGGTGGATAAGACCTTAATGATTTTATAATAAAAGGTCCTTCGGGACCTTTTTTACTATTAACTGACTGTTACAATTTAATTCAATACATATGGATATTTCCATGGTATAATCTTTTCATTGATTGATCACCTGAAGGAGTTAAAAATGAACACTACTTGCCAAACTGTTGAAAAAGTTCTGCGTGAAGATATGGCTACTATGGACATGCCAACCCTGCACAAATTTGCTACTGAAGTTATGGGTGTTGAAATCCAAGCTGACATGACTCGCAAAGATATCGAAGACGATTGTGTTGCAGTTGAACAATCCTGCTTTGTGAAATAATCATGAAGAACTTCTATAAAACCTTTAAATCCAAACCATTGATAGCAAAATATCTTTGGTTTGGATTATTATTTTACTGATATCAGCAACCATTTATAATCCAATAGGAATGGTTTGTATGGCAGGAACTATATTAACCATTTGTGCCATTGGCATGATTCTTATACATTTTACCTGAGGAACTAATTATGGCTGAAATTCTTGATAAACTTGAAATAGAATGTGATATTGCTCGTCTACAAACTAAAGTTTCTTTTTATGATGTTGCAGCTACTGCAGCTAAAATCATTGTTGAAACATGTCCATTGGATAATTTTGCAGAAGCATTAGGTATCTATTTTGAGTTGCTTAATAAAAAAAAAATACATATAGCTTTGCTTAATAAAGCCAAAAATGATTTACCAAAATAGTAAATTCTTAAAATTTATTCATTTTAATTCTATAAATAAGAGTATAACACTTTTATATTATAGGGAATAAATTTGTCTGGTTTTGTATATTTCATCGGTAATTCCACTTTTGGTTGGTATAAAATAGGAAAGTCTATAACACCAGAAGTTAGAATAAAAGATCTTGGTATTTTATTACCATTTAAAATCAAAATTGTTGGTGTATGGTCTGCTAATAATCACCATTTGATGGAAAAAACTTTACATGAAATTTATGCTACTTCCAGAATAAATGGTGAGTGGTTTGAATTTTCAGTAAAAGAAGCCCAAGCAGTTTTTGATTCAATCCCACCTAATACAAGAATATATCCCACGATAGATAGTAATTATTCATTAGATAAATTTTCTAATATAATTGAAGATACTAAAAAATCAAAAAGAATAACAGGAGTAAAAGTCCAGAAATTACGTGGAAATTTTACTCCTGAAGAACGAGAAGAAAAACGTCAATTAGCAATAAAATCTCATAAAGAGAAACATGAAAAATTGATATTGTAAGAATAAGTATGTGTCTACAAAGACACACCTTTAACAGAGTTAAAATTTGGGTTCCTACTCTGTGGACCGTTAAATAAAGGAGTATTAAATGATGTATAACAACATGCTGGTAACTTGTATCAAAACCAATGGTAAAGTTCTTCGCGAAAACAAAGATACAGTTGCATTACCATTCGGATCAGAATATTCAGTATTCGTAAAAAATCTCAATTCACTAAAATGCCTTGTTAATGTATCGATCGATGGTAAAGACATTGCTGATGGAACATCTTTCATTGTACCAGCTAATGGTGAAATTAACATTGAACGCTTTATCAAAGAAGGTAATCTCAAAAAAGGTAATAAATTTAAGTTCATTGAACGTACTGCAGGTGTGGAAGCACATCGTGGGGTACAAGTAGAAGACGGTTTAATCCGTGTTGAATTTGAATTTGAACTATTCAAACCGTACATTGCTCCAGCTTGGCCTGGTGCATATCCCCGCTGTTATACAAATGGTCCTAATTGGACAACCTACTGTTCTAACAGTATTGCTGGTGGCAGTAGTGGTAATATAGCTCGTTCAGCTTCAGCATCTAGTTCCCTTTCACAAGAGACTGCATTTGTAAATCAAGTAGCTGCACAATCCATTAATGATGCTGGTATAACTGCGCCTGGAGCAGTTTCAGATCAACAGTTTACGGTTGGTGGATGGTTTCAAACTGATGGTGTTAAGCATGTAATGGTATTTAAGTTAGTTGGATATAATGGTGAACAACCAATCCTTCAACCAGTAACTGTTAAATCAAAACCTAAATGTGTTTCATGTGGCAAAGTTAATAAAGCTAAAGCTAAATTCTGTACTGAGTGTGGTACAGGACTTGAAATAGCCTAAAAGAAAATGGGAACCCTAGGGTTCCCATTTTAAATAATTTAAGCTTAGATAGTTAATTTTAAACTTTCATCCATATCAGCAAGTTCTTTAGGACTTGACTCTTTAATACATGCCAAAACCAAAGTACCTTCTTTGAGGATTTTTTTCTCTGTAGAAGAACTAAATCTGAAACCCTGATCTGCAAAGAACCACCAATATTTACTAATTTGCTCAACTTGTTCTGCTGTAAATTTTTTTGCAAAGATTTCAGTAACATAAGAAGGGAAATTCATTTTATTTCTCCAAGTGATTAGTGTATGTAAAGATTATATCAAGCTTTCAGTTAAAAGTAAAGAGTTAAATTGTAACAGTTTATTTAAGTATGTACTTCACTATAAAATTGTAGTATAATTTTATATAGTAGTTATACCCTTGATGATTTGGAGAATAAAATGAGTGATGAATATATTGAAACCTTCTATGTCGAATTTGATATAGATAATGATGCGAGTTGTAATTATCTAGCCCTTAACCAT